TTTTTTTTATATATATATTTATATCTCTATATATACCTTTATTTTTGTATGTTTAATCAGCGCAGGTCCGCTGGCTATGACATGCACCATCTGTAGTTATACGCTGCTGAATAGTTTTGATTCCTATCGATCATCGTCTGGCCTGACGCTGCGCGGCGTCGATTAACTTTTAATGTCCAATACGTCCAACGCAGCGGCGCGGCGACGCTAAGATGCCAGGATACAAAGGCTTTTATAGTCCTTGCCAGGAGTCTCAGCGACCCGGCGTCGTATCCAGCCTGCTTTTATAGAGGCGGCGCAGCCATAGAACGAATCGACCACGTCAGCAGACTTGTAGATCAGCGCAGCGCGACGGCCGATTCAATACTTCCTGTGCAGTGAAGCTACAATGAAGTCCTATCACGGCTGCGCCGCAGTGCCGAAAGAAAAAGGCGACTATTTGTCGTCGCCCTTGAAGTTGGTCATCCAAGTTTCTAAGCGTGTTGATTCCTTGACTGTCTTCTTAGCTTCCTCTTCGCGGGCGGCCAGCTTCTTTGCTTCATGATGATACCATATGAAATACACAATCAGGCCAAGCATGATCAGTTCTCCCATGTTGTCAGCTCCTTATGACTCTATGAATATAACGTCAGTCAAACCTACACTTACAGTGACATACTTTGCAGAGTCTTTTAGCTTAAACACAAAGACTGTAGTTACGTCGTCAATCACATCTTCATCAATCAGTTCTGATTCACCGTACGCTACCTTCATTAATGCCATGATTGAAAGAAGAGGGGATAAGTCCCCTCTCATTCTTCAGCCTCTGACTGTTCGTCTTGCGGCGCCGCGGAAGCTAATGTTTCTCTAAGCTTTTCGAACAGTGCCTTAGCATCATCCAGCGACATGTTGTTAGGGTCCTCTACGGATGCAAGCAGTGCTTCTGCAGCTTCCTTAGCTGTCAGTGCATCCTCGATCTCTGGAGTGATGACCGGTTTACGATTATCGCGCAAGTTCTTGAGGAATGCTTCTTGACGCAGCAGGTGCTGCCAAAGATCACCAGTTTCGTCATGATCGCGTTTAGCTTTTGCGATCGACTTTTTGCTTTGCACATTGCGAATCGCTTTGGCAAGCTTGTCATCATCTGTCTTAAACTCTTCAATCTGCTTGTCTGTGAAGTCGCTACCGTCGAATGTTGCACTGCCGCTTCCCTTAGGCTTACCCATCGCTTTGCGGATAAGACCTTCAGCAATAGCTGCAACCAACATCGTCTTGTAGTCATCAAGCTTGAAGTCGTCTTTGTTCTTCGAACGACTACGCTTGGACTGTTGAGACCGAAGCATCTTGTCAAGTTCTTCTTCACCGACTGCAACCAAGTAGCCTACTTCAATATCATCAAGTGGACTGATACTTGCAATAAGCAGATCCAGTGAGTCGTTGTCAGTAACGCTTTTATCGAACAGCTCTTTGTACTTTGCGATGTTCTCAGGTTTATCAAGATCGCGCAAAATATCATTAGCTAACGACGTAGCGTTCGCTGTCAAATCAGCGGTCGCAACTTTTTGGTTGCCTCTTGAAGACGGCGCGCTTTCATCACCAGTTGCAATCAGCGATTGAAGAAGTGACGCTGGTTTCTCCTCAGTTACTGTTTGTTCACCGCCGGTTTGCTGTTGCTCTTCGATTACTTCTTCCTTACCGTCGCCGTCGGTTTTTGCAGCTTTCTTCAGATCAATCTTTGTCATTTGAATCGCTCCTCTATAATTTAGTTGTCAATGATCTTCCTTACATTTATAATTATATCACGTTCTAGTAAGGAAGTAAAACAGTTCTTCCAATTCAGAGAAGCCGCGGCGCAGCGTCGTAGGTAACTATAGGTACGGTCCGACTATGGCTGCGCAGCGTAGTTTCGGCGTGGCCGGACCAAAGGTCGCAGCCATGATAGGAACGCATCGCACTTCATCACTGCGGCGCAGCATCGCGTGGGCTTATCATGGCTGCTTTTATGCGGCGCAGGTTTGGGACTGAGGTAACGAACTAAAGCTGCAACGCCGCGGCGCTGGGTTAGTTTGAACATGCTATGTCAACTGACTTGTAGGTCGCCACCGCGGTTCGGGCCTATCATGGCTGCTATCACAGTTAGAGAAAGTCAATTGACTCTCTCTGGCGTAATGAGTTCAACGATTACTTTACCGCGATCATGAATCACATGGCAACCGTTGACGCTCAGCAGTATGGTGTGGTACTCCTCTGGTGTGATGATGATCCGGCCATCCTCATTCAGTGCTTTCAGTAAATCCATTAACAACGACTCCTCTCATATATGTACGTATTTCTGTTTCTGATCCAGTGCTGCACTGGAGTGTTGACACAGCACTGGATGGTCGCAGCTGCTAACGTTGCCGAATATTTAGCGAGCGTCTACATCGCGCTCGCTAGTTTGAATTCGCCGATAAACCGCTCATAGTACTGTGAACACACATATGCAAGCTCCTTACCTACAATCTCTGATAGCTCTCTGAAGCTGGGTGTTTCCCATAGCTGCTTGTCATCCTTGTTATAACCGGAGATGAAATGCGCGTTAATGCGAATGGCGGTTAGTGCTGGGTCATTTTGTACTTCGAGGTCATACGCGCGGTACTGGTAGTAAATGATGGTCTTGCAATCTACAATCTTTGGCAACAGGTTTCTTACGTGTACTCTCAGTTCACCACGACCATACCGTAATACCTTCTTCTGATCGTTAACCCACGTTCCTGCGAATCTAGCAGTCTCTGTGATGGCTCGTACTTCCTCGTCGGTCTTGACTGTTGCGATCGTCTCGGGTTCTTTGTTTGCTCTGACATACACAATCTCATACTGCGTAGTCATGTGAATCATCTCCTTGTATAAAGTTAGTGAGCAGCGAATCTGAGAGCTTGTCCCATACTGTAGTATGGAAGGCCCATTTCCTGCTTCTATTTAATTTTACCATAATTTTCCTTAGTTGTAAAACAGTATTTCTCTAATCGATTGGCACTACCTGATTCAGTCAGATCGTAGCGGCGCGGCGGAGATGGTGCGGAAAGAGAAATACTGCTGTACTTCTACTTGGAAGTATGATATAATTATATTATATCGAAGGAGGGGGTCATCAAATGATTAAGCAGCTTCTAGTGCTAGCCGGTCTTAGTTTGTCTCTAGCTCACGGCACGCCAATCGTTCATACCTACACGGTTGATAAAGTCCCAACAGATTCTGAATGGTACTTCGCAAACGACGGTGTCCACGAGTATGTCGTGTTCACGCGCAGCGAGATTCTTGGCGGCAAGCAGTTAGTCAAAGGAGACCAGATTGTAGCTCTATTCGCGCCGACTGACGAAGGAGAGCTGCTGGCTGTTATAAAGAAATGATGTACAGCTGCATAGAAGTATGATATAATTAATTATACCAATAGAAAAGGAATGATTGAATTGAAAATGAACGTACTGAAAGCTGCGCTACTGCACTATTACGAAACTGTCGAAACTACAGATCCTGAAGAAGCTGCGTCGCTGCAGAATTTCATTGCTGAAACTGTCGAACTTGATAGACTTATGGAAACTGATAATAAAATCTGGCCTAATGAAATCCGCTTGATATCAATCAGTAGTTCGTGCGATATTGGTAACAAAATGTTGTATGATACTTACGGCAAACTAGCGCGAGCGAACAATAACAAAGAAGTACCATTCGAACGTTTCGCACTTACTGCACGTAAAGAATTTGGCTGCGAGACACTTACAGAATTGGTTCTTAGAGATGGTTGGGAAATATTGACTGACTTATGGCATGACAACGATGCTATAGGATCGCATCATGCTGATGGTACTTTTGAATCGATGAAATAGCAGTCAGCACAGAGTCGCCGCGAGGCGGCTTTTTGTTTGGGCTTTTATGCAGCCGGCAAGCGGGACTGCGAAGCAGGATTGAAGCTGCGCCGTGAAGTACAGCGCGAGCTGGTTGCAGCTGCTGTGAGGCTTTTATGCGGCCAGTTCGGGGCCTGGCGCAGCCAATAGAGAGCTGCTAACTTGTAGATCAAAGCAGGACTCGGATCGATCGCAGCTGCAGCTGCTTGGGCAAATAAAAAAGCCGCCAATGGGAGGCGGCAAACTGAGGATTCCTAACGGAGTTGTTCGTGCGGTCGATGGCTCGCACTGAGGGTCGGCGCATTACCTCCTTCCGCCTTAGCGACCTCTATCAGCAGCGACAATAGGTAAGGTTTTAGACCTTTACCTTTTCCTACATATTTAGCTATGACCATAATTTCAACTCCAATAGGTAACTGTAGCAAGCAGTATACTTTTCCAATGATATTTGGCCATTATTATAGCTAGCAAGCAATCTTTCAAACCTATGATCTTTAAACATATTATCATCTCCTTATTAACTTAATTATATCATGTTTCTATGCAGTTGTAAACAAGTAATTAAGAAACTGCAGCTTATCGCTGCAGCTTCTCAATTTCGTGAGAGATGTCACGATGCATTTCCAACAAGTCTTTTCCGAACCAAGCTTTGTAGTCAAGCATCATTCCGAACTCATCGGGACTGTTATCGTACTCTATAGACAACATTTCCAATGCTTCTTGTAACTTTCTTAAAGCTGCAATTTGTTCTTTAGTCATTTTTAACTTCCTCCTTTTAGTTGAAACTCTTAGCTTATGCTAAGAGTTCTTGCAATCTTGCAATCACAAAGTCTTTATCAAGCTCTTGTTCTAAAACAGACAACTGTTCAATTAAGTCATTAATTTGTGACTTCTTTACAACAGTATCTTCAATTGGCTTTACTGTCTTTTTATGCTCAAGCAATAATGCTTCTTGAGCAATTGCTGCTTGATATTCCACATTTGTAGATATATCATCTGTTAAGTATTGAGTATTGCACTTTTTAGACTGCACGCTTTTTATAGCGCGAATAGTCTCATCATAGTTCAACTCTTTTACTTGTTCTGCAGTCATGCTTGTAAAAGTGACAGCTCTTGGCTCAAGCAAAGCTCTTACTTCTTTTACTGCTTGCTCATGCGCAAGAACTTCTTGCATTTTAGCTTCATAGCTGCTAAGAGACTTCTGCTTTTTAAGTCTGCACTTTACAGACTGTATGCGCTTTAACTCTGCTTTTACTGCATCTACAGAGTCAAACTCTTTTGCTAATTCGCTAATGTTTTTTAATGTTGACATAAAATCACTCTTTTCTTAGTTTAGTTTTAGCTTACTGCAGCAGCTAACTAATGCGCATGCTAGCGCTTTTACTAGTCTTGATCTAAGCTTTCTAAATAAGCATATGTCTCTGCTTGAATGATTACTAAGTCTTTTAAATCTGCATTATCTGCTTTTATAGCTTCTTTTAAGTCTGCTAAATCTGCTATTGCATCTGCTAGATCTAGGCCTTGATAGTTTTCTGCAAAGTCATGAATGTTAATATCGCTGCTTACTGCTTGTTCTAAGCAATAAGCTGTCATAGCTTTTAACAACTGCATTGATACTTGTACTTTTTGCATGCTAAATACACCTCTATTGTTTTATTTAGCATGCGCATTAGTTAGCTGCTGCTTTTACTGCTAGAGTTTTAGCTTACTGTAGCAGTTTACTATTATTAAATTGTCAAAGAGCAGATTTTAAATAAAGTTATAAGTAAGTTATATTTAAGTTATTTATTAATAACTTATTACTTATTAACTTATATATTTATTATAACATAGAACTTAGAAAAAGTAAATAGCTTTTTTAAATTATTTTAAAATATTTTTTAAATTAATAACTTCACTTAAATCTGAAACTTTTGAGTCCATTGCATTTTCTAGATCTTCGCCTTTTATGTCTGCTTTTAAGAGTGCAGATTTAATAAGCTCTTGTTGTTTTTTATTTAGTTGGCATACATACATGCTTAAACAAGCCTCCTTTTACTTAAATTTAATTAGATTTTGAATTAAATAAATTAATTTAGATTTAATAAATAATTTGTATTTATTTATTAATTAATTTATTTATTTACTTTATATATTTATTATATATTATTATTCAACTTCTGTATGTGTCTAAATTGCGAACATTTTAGAAAAGAATTTGCGACGAATTTGCGACAACTATATACAAGTTGACGAAAATGCGCAATGAAAATTTACGAAAACGTTACGAAAAAAGTCCAAAAATTGCCGAAAATTTTCAGTCATTTTCGGCCGCGCCTAGCGTCATGACGCTGGAACCGGCTAGACCAAAGTCCATATAAAACCACCTGACGTTTTGAGCTCTCCTCTAGTGCATCTCAGTATACAGGATACGCTGGCATTATTAGCCATAGCGGCGCTGGTTATAGACGGATACTCAACTACTGGTAATTTACCCGTAGGGTCCAATCTTCTGACGGGTTTAGGCTTTGACGATTTGCTGTCTGGTACGCACAAACCTGTAGAAAACGCATGCCGGATATTCTCACTGTGTGAGACCCACTCTAAATTAGTGTAATAGTTATTAAGCTTATTACCGTCCTTGTGATTAACCTTGTCGCGGCCCTGCGGCGCTGCACCTATAAACGCAACAGCTACTAGTCTATGCACGTTATAATGCTTCGTACCTATCCTTGTTTTGACATAGCCGTTTTGTGTATATTGCTTTTGTACTTTATGAGTCTTATCATTGATAACAACACCACTTTCGTTAACGCTATAGCCAGGTACATCTACAATACTTTTGAACATTATTAACACCTCCACTTATATTATAACATTAGTGGACTTCCAATGTAAATAGTCCAGATTTCTGCCAAAACCGGCTAAGCCTACAAGCCGTCATACACCGCAAAAATTCTGGCAAAATAAACACTGGGCTGAAGCCAAGCCGCGCCGCTGGGTATGCCGGCCGACGCAACTACACACAGCTAAATAACTAGTCGAAGGGCCCCTATTTAGGGCCTTTATTAACAAAACGAGGGTTAAATATAGGGTAAAATTAACTTGTAACAAGTGTGTAGTCTTTAACACGCGTCCGTGATAGCTAGGTAGGGTATTTATAAGGGGTATATTATTACGGACCCGTATAAAGGGGTTGTACGCGTCCGTGAAAACACCAAAATGTCCAAATTTTATCTAAACAGCTCTGATTGTAGCTACAAGCGCGTATAATATTACTAGGAGGTGATCAAAATGATCGTTTGTAAAGGCTGTGGGCTTGAAACTGAGCCTCACAAGAGTGATCCAAATAGATGTGATGCCTGTGTAAGGGCCGAAGGCAGTAGAATATCATATATGCGTCAACAAAACAGTTCCTGGATTGATGTAGCGAAGGAAGCCGAGCTTGAACTATGGGAACGGCAACCGGAGGAGACGGATAGAGACTGGCAGGTTTGGTTAGCGTACAGAGATGCGTACCCAAGCGTTCGTCCATCATACAGGCTTGTAGCTGAACAGCTCGACTGCACTGTGAATGTAGTAAGTAAGATCGCGCAGCGTTGGAGCTTCCCTGTGAGAATACAGGCTTGGGCTACCCATTGTGATGAGCTGACACGCAAGGCACGTGAAGAAGCGATAATCAGCATGAACGAGCAACACACAACTATGGCAGCCACCTTGAACAAGAAGTTGGCAAGAGCTGTAGATTTGATTGTGCCGGAGAACTTGTCGGCGAAGGAGATTCAGGGTCTCATGAAGGTTGCGACGGACCTTGAGCGCAAAGCAAGGCTGGATCAGCCGATCGCAACAACCGCGATCATCAACGACGACAACCCAGACTTGAAGAGCGCCACGTTGCCTACAGAGAACTTGGCGGAGGTTATTGGTATTCTCGGCGCCGCCGGGGTGCTTAGCAACTTTGGCATTCGGCAGACGAAGACTACGACTGAAACTACAGAGGTGGTCGTGAAGGATGGAGACTAAAGCTTGCAGTGTCTGTGGAATCGATAAACCCATTGTAGACTTCCCGAAGAATGGCAAAGAGATAAACGGTGACACGCGGTATCGCAACGACTGTAAAGAGTGCTACGGCATCGCGCGTAAGATCAGTAAGAAGAAACATAGCAAGTATGTTAGCAATGCGAAGTTTCGCACAGGTGAACTGGAATTACTCACTTTGAAAGACTGGAAAGAAGCGATGCTGTATTTCCGCGGTGCCTGCGGGTATTGTGGTGTAAAGAGAAGCCGACAGACCGTCTTGACTAAGGAGCATGTAATCCCGGTTTCGAAGGGTGGCCCAACTACAAGGAAGAACATCATCCCAGCATGCACAAGTTGCAATTGCTCGAAGGCTGATAACGACCTTGAAGAATGGTATCCGAAGCGAAAGAGCTTCACTGAGGAGCGGTACAGCAAGATTAAAAAATGGCAAAAAGGAGTGATTTGCAATGACAGTAATTAGTGGGTATACTTCTGCTGGTGTGAGAGTACCGGTGCAAGTTACAACTGATGGAACACTTGTAGTATCTGGTGGAAGTGGCGGCGGTGGAACAACTCCTCCGTTAGCAGTTACAGCACTGAATGCGGTTACCGCCGTAGCGGCTGGAACAATCCCTGTAGGTACCGCAAAGACGCTGATCCTTGAGATGTATGGAACGGCTACGTACTCGCTGGTCAACTTCAAGGCTGTGTCAGAGAGTGGCACGGCGCTGAATCTCATGGGTGTTCGTATTGCTGACCTTGAGATCGGAACATCCGGTACTAGAGGTGAAATCTGGTCGTTCGATGTAACTGGTTTGGTGAGCTTCATTGCTGACCTTGTGTCTATCAATGGTGGTAACTTAACTGTAAAAGGAAAGTTGGTGTATTAATGGATATGCAAGCATTCGGCGCTGCGAAAAAGCACGCTGACAGACTGGCTACCAGCTTCGGTTACAACATCGGCCCAGGACTTATTGACTACAGGATTGCACTAGGTGAAAAGTCTTTATCTACCCCTGTGAAGATTCACTGTCTCGGTGACTCTATCATGCGCGGTCAGTTTACATCGAATGAACCTGAAACTGCTTGGGCAAGTGTATTGCGCACTACTCTACAGGCTAAGTACGGTAATGCAGGCGTGGGTTGGATTAGCTCACTTGAGGGACTTCTTCCGGCTGGTGCCCATCCTAGGGTTAGTTACGGCACTGGGTGGATACAAGCGACTGGCACCAAATCTGGTTTTGGTGGTGGATATGTATCATCTAACGGTGCTACAACCGCAGCTACATTTAACTTCACTGGCGATAAGTTCACTATTGTGTATGTCAAGGGTACCGTTGGCGGTAGTGCTGACGTGAAGATTGACGGTGTGTCTGTAGGTACGTTGAACTGTAACGCTGCTGCAGCTAGCTTTAACAACGTACAATCGTTCACAGGGCTGACAAACGCTGCTCATGTGTTAACAATAACGCCAGCAACCTCTGCTCAAATCATGCTCGAAGGCATTGTAGCTGAGATCACGGCTTCTGGTATCATTGTGCATAAAAACGGTGTGGCTGGTTACTTATCTACAGATTGGAATAATGCTAACACCAAACTTGCATGGGCTGCAGTACCTCCTCACCTCACTATCATTGCACTTGGTGTAAATGACGGCGGTACCGGCGGTGGAGTACCTAACTATAGAACAGCTATGGACAGCTTGGTGCAGCATGCAATAAGCCTTGGATCAAGTGTAATGCTAGTTCCTTACATGAGAGGTGGTTCTGCTTGGACATCTGCTTGGCCAGAGTATGTACAAGTTAACTATGACTTGTGCAAGAAGTACAATACGGCACTTGTAGATATGTATGCTGCGTGGAATAAAGACTATGCATCTATGCAGACTCGCGGATTGTTTGGTACTGCTACTGAAGACTTCACTGGTGGTTCTGGCACTAATACAGCTCACCCTGGTGATAAAGGACACAGGTATATTGCTAGTATTATAGCACCATACTTATAATTGGAGGCGTTAGCTATGGGCGTTGATTTGACTGGAGTTGACTTAGTCGCTCTACAACAATCACTAAGACCTAGGCTGACCAAGTACATTCCTATCACGCCTACCCCTAAACAGACTGCATGTCTGCTTATGAATACGGTGAAAGAGATACTATACGGCGGTGCAGCTGGTGGCGGAAAGTCCGTCTACCAGCTAGCAGCCGCTTTGCAGTTTGTGGATGTACCTGGATATTCAGCCATACTTTTCCGTAAAACATTCTCTGACTTGAACTTGCCAGGGGCTTTGATGTCCATGGCTAAGGAATGGCTTATGCCGTTTGTAGAAAAAGGTGAAGTACATTGGTCAGAAAAACGTGCAACATTTACATTCCCATCTGGTGCTACACTGTCATTCGGATACCTTGAGTCAGATAATGACTGCTACCGTTATCAAGGTGCTGAGTTCCAGTATATAGGAATGGATGAAGTTACGCATATTTCACCGAGTAACTACAGATATTTGTTCTCTCGTTTGCGTAAACCAAAGAGCTTGAATGTGCCGCTGCGTTTCAGAGCGACCGCCAACCCTGGTGGACAATACGGAGAATATTACTACCAGCGGTTCTTTGTAGAAGGTGGCGAACGCGGCCGAGTCTTTGTAGGTGCCGGTTTGAAGGATAACCCTTATCTGGATGCCGAAGAATACGCTGAGACGCTACAAGAACTAGATCCTGTAACAAGAGAGCAATTGCTGAATGGTAACTGGGAAATCAAAGAAGCAGGTGATATTCTCAGCAGAAACTGGTTTCTTACGACGCCTAGAACAAGTTTCCCATCAGCTGCTTCATGCGTTAGATTCTGGGATATGGCGTCTACAGACCCGAATAAACGCAAGAGCAAAGACAAACGAAATCCCGATTACACGGTTGGATTTAAGATGTATCATCAACAGGGCATATACTGGATAGCAGATATTGTCCGCGTTCAGAACGACCCTGCCGATACTGAGAAGGTAATAAAGGCAACAGCAGAGCTTGATGGTATACTTTGTGCCATTAGAATGGAGCAAGAGCCTGGTTCATCCGGTGATATTACTATTGATCACTATGCCAGAAATGTGCTACACGGCTATGACTTTGAGGGTGTTCGGTCAACCGGCTCCAAAGTTGAACGAGTCAGACCAGCTGCGGCAGCTGCAAAACAAGGAAGAGTGTTCATTGCACAAGATTGTAGAAACATGCTGGCCTTCTTTGATGAAGCTGACGTATTCCCATATGGCGTTAAAGATGATACAATTGACGGTCTGTCTGGATCGTTTAACCATTTCAGATCTAATGTTGTAATGTCGGCACCTACAGGTTCAAGAAAGTCCAGCGGTTCTTATTGGAGATATGGAACGTAATATAAGATAGGGGTGAAGCTAAATGTCAGATCTTGAAGACGTAATTAAAGCAGCTAACTTCAAACAGCTTGGTGTATCTGGTCTAAGACGCCAAGGCGGTTATGTATATGAAGAATTTATGCCTAATCTGCGGTGGCCAAGAGCAGCAGATATTTATCAAGAAATGGGTGATAACGACCCTGTTATAGGCTCTGTACTGTACCTTGCTGAAATGTTAATCAGAAACACAGACTGGGTTGTGCAAGCAGGTAGTGACAAACCTGTAGATGTTGCAGCTGCTAAATTCACCAAAGAGTGTATGGATGACATGGATACTTCATGGGCGGACAATATTAGTGAGATACTTTCTATGCTTCAATATGGTTTTAGCTTTCATGAAGTCATATTTAAGATTAGACGCGGTAAATTTGAATCCAACGGTAAATACCGCAGTAAGTATTCTGATGGTAGAATAGGTTGGAGACGTATGCCTATTCGTTCACAGGCATCGTTACATGAATGGAAATTTGATGACGATGGGGACATTAAAAGCTTTGTACAGCTTGCAATGCCTAACTACAAGCCTATAGAAATACCACTTAGCAAAGGCTTATTGTTCCGTACACGCGTTAGTAGAGATAACCCAGAGGGTAAATCACTGCTCAGAAATGCGTACAGACCTTGGTACTTTAAGAAACGTATTGAGGAAATTGAAGGTATTGGTATTGAGCGCGACCTCGCTGGTTTACCTGTATTAACTGCTCCACAGGGTATGGACCTTTGGGATGAGAGAGATGAGCGCATGGTCGCTTTGAAAGCTAATGCTGAGGGGCTTGTAAGTAGCATCCGTAGAGATGGTGAAGAAGGTGTTTTGCTTCCTTATGGATGGGAGCTTGCGTTGTTGTCAAGCGGGTCTTCTCGTCAGTTTGACACAAACGCTATTATCAATCGGTATGATAACAGAATAGCAATTACAATGCTATCAGACTTGATTTTGATCGGCGGCGAAAAGACTGGCTCATTCGCGTTAGCTGAAGCCAAACAATCATTGCTGGCTAGTGCATTGAGTGCTCAGATTTGGAATATCTCTGATATTCTTAATAATTATGCCGTCCCTAAGCTGATTAAAATGAATAACTTTGACGGCATTACCGAGTACCCAAGAATTGAGCCAGGCCAAATGATGACGCCGGCTATCAAAGAAGTATCACTGTTGCTTCGTGCTATGGGACTTGATATTAGCAAGGATATGGACTTACAGAATTACTTGCGCAAGATTTCTAGCTTGCCTGAAATTGATAAAGAGACTTTTGATAAAGTATATGCTACTCAAACAGATAAAAAGACTGAGGGAGAAAAACCTGAGCCAGAAGAAAATGATGATGACACCGCTGAAAATGACCTTGAGCAAAATGATATGAGGGAGTGATCGTAATGGAAGAGCTAACAATTCACTCTGTAGATGATAACAACCATCTCGTATTTGGATGGGCAAACATATCTATCAATAGGGATGATACTGTCCCTATTGACTGGTCAGACGATATGATACCGCCAAAGGTGCTTGAAAAGGCCGCGTATAACTTTGTTCTCAAGCATAGAGCCTCAGGTGAAATGCATGAAGGTGGCGTTGTAGGTTATCTAATTGAGAGCATTATGTTCACCAAGGATAAGCAACTAGCCATTGGCATCCCTGAAGGTATTGTACCAGAGGGATGGTGGGTAGGATTCTACATACCTGATGATGACGTTTGCGCTAAAATCAGATCAGGTGAATATAAAATGTTTTCAATTCAAGGCAGATATAAAAAACTAAAAGTTTAAATCGAATTATGGCTGACGGTTGATCAGCGTATAATATTAATAGGGGGTGCAAACCATGCCCAACTTTGTAATTGATCTTGAGGTCGATAGAGTTGACCTCGTTGACGTTGGCGACAACTCTGAGGCCTTTATTGCACTCTATAAGAGAAAGGAGCATAAGACCATTATGAACTATGATGAAATCCTTGCAAAGATGGACACTGCAGACGCTGAAGTAATTCGCGGCGCAATGGCTAAAGCTAAGTCTGAAGTTCCGGCTGAAACTGCTGAAGAGCTTGAAAAAGCTAAGCAAGAAAAAGCAGCTGCAGAAGGTAAGTTCCAATCTGCCTTTGATGAAGGCGAAGTGATGAAAAGCAAGATCAAAACTCTGGAGGCGGCTACAACCACTACTGAGCCTGATTTTGAAGAAGTCATTAAGTCTATGGACCCGGCTGTTCAGGCCATGTTCAAAAAGCTCAACGAGCAGAAGATTGCAGCAGAAACAGTCGCAAAGGCAGCCGCTGAAAAAGCGATCATTGATGAGGCTGTAGCTAAGGCGGCTAATCTGAAATCTATTCCGGTTGAAGAAGCTGAACTTGTTGAAGTTTGCAAGAGCGCCTCTCCTGCTGTTATTGCAATTCTTACAGCGGCTAACAAAGCCATTGAAGAATCTGTCAATTTCGAAGAAGTCGGAAAGAGCAAAGATAAAGCTGCTGCTGGCTCTACTGACGCAGACGCTGCTTGGGCAAAGATTGAAAAGCGTGCTACAGACGTTGCGCGTGAACGTAACATCACTCAAGAGAGAGCTGTGTCTGCTGTTATCCAAGAGCAGCCTGAACTCTACAGAGAGTACATGAAAGGAGTGAATAACTAATGTCCGCTTATGAAATTCCTAATCTGCGCTTTAGTGCTGAGGCTGGCGGAGTAGTTGCACGTAGACGCTTTGTAGCCATTAATGCAACCGAGCAAGGCATTCAAGCTGGTGCAAACGCTCTTGTAGTTGGCGCATCCATGAACCAGACTAAGTCTGGTGAAGTGCTTGAAATCGCTGACGGCATTGTTATCGTTGAAGCCGCCGCTATTCTTGCTGCTGGTGTATCGGTAGCTTCTGATCTTAATGGTAAGGCTATCGCCACTCCTGCTTCTACAGGTGTGCAAGCCGGTGTCACTATTACTGCGTCAAAAGCTATCGGTGAGTTAATCTCCGTTAAAATCTAATTTAGAAAGGAGTCGAATATTCAATGCCTACAAGACAGACTGCTCATATTGACAAAGCCCTGACAAATATGTCCGTAGCATACATGCAGGATGAATCCTCGTTCATCGCTGATAAGGTGTTCCCTAAAATTCCGGTTAAGAAACAATCCGATGTGTACTTCAAGTACAACAAGGGCGACTTCTTCCGTGATGAGGCTCGTGTTCGTGGAGCCGCAACCGAATCTGCTGGCGGCGACTACGCTGTTGAGACAGACACTCCGTACTACTGCAGAGTACACGCATTCCACAAGGACGTTAACGAGCAAGATCGTGCTAACTATGATGATCCGCTTGATGCTGACAAGGATGCTAATGACTTCGTTACACAGAAGATGCTTATCAGACGTGAAACGCAGTGGGCTAACAAATACTTCAAACAAGGTATTTGGACGCGTGAAATCACTGGTGTAGCATCTGCGCCTTCTGCTAACCAAGTAATCAAGTTCAATCTACCGGCTTCCGATCCTGTAAAAGTAATTGCAGCTGAAATCGTAGGTATGGCGAGCCAGACTGGTTTCAAACCGAATACAACTGTGCTTGGACCTGAAGTATTCTATGCGTTGAAAAACCATGAGGATATCTTGGACCGTATCAAGTACACTGAAAAAGGTATCGTAACCGCTGACTTGCTGGCCGCACTGTTTGAAGTTGATAATGTGTACGTTGCTTGGGGCGTAGTTAACTCTGCTAACCAAGGCGCGGCAGATGACATCGACTTCATCATGGGTAAGCATATGCTTCTGTGCTATGTTAACCCACGTCCTGCCTTGAAGAAGCCTTCTGCTGGTTACATCTTCACATGGACTGGCTTGCTTGGTTCTGGTGCTTTTGGTAACCGTATCGTGCGTCTGCCAATCGACCTTCTTGGTCTTGGTACTGAACGTATCGAGGGTGAGATTGCATTTGATGCAAAGGTCATTGCTCAAGACCTTGGCGTCTTCTTCGTCAACATTGTCGATTAGTGTTGTAAAACACCCGTTCAAAACAAACGGTGTATTCTATGCTGCAGGGACTGTTATTACAGACCTTGCAGCAATTCGTTTGTATAGAACAAAGGTAAATGAAGGCAAGATCGTAGAAGTTGATGAGCACAACGTCGATCATGTGTCTGAATACCTTTTGCATAAGCAGGGTGAAGAAGCTAAGGCGCGTTTTGATGAGGGGTTCCTTATTGTGACGGCTGAAGAGCTTGCTTACATCGAAGACCTTGACCGTACTGCTCAGAAAGAAGCTGAAGCTAAAGAAGCAGCCGATAAAGCTGCAGCTGAAGAAGAAGCTAAAAAGGCTAAAGAAGCTGTAAAAGCTCCTGAAGTTAAGAAGCCAACTACAGCGCCTAAAACCACTTAAGAAGGTGATATAAATGCCTTGGACTTACTCAGGTGACCCTTCTGCATCTGAACTGGATAAGTACAGGTTTTTAATCTCCGACACGGTTGAGGCGGAACCTATACTACAAGATGGAGAAATTAACTTCATTCTTGCTGAGTACAGCGATCATAACTATCGCATGTACCATCTGTTCAGTAAGGCGGCAGATTTGTTTAGCAGGGAAATTAAAAAGTCCCTTGGACCTCAATCTCAAGACCCGACCGCTAGACTCAACTACTTTGTAGATAGAGTCAAGTACTTCAAATCTCTAACGACTTCCGCAGGCTTTCCATCCCCTCCATGTGTGAAACCAATCTTTGGAATAGGAATGCATGACAATGTATAGCTCATTGAAAAGATGGGCTAATGTTCCTTTCGAGATCAGACCATTCATTGGAGAGAACACTGCGTTAGACAAAGAGTACGGGCCGTTGGTTGAGGCTTTGTGCTATCCATCAGCCGAAGTCAAAACTGTGGTTACTAGAGACGGTGAGGAAAAAATATCCAATACTACGCTTTATGTGGACACTATCTACAATGTCGGTCACAAGGATGTAATAGTCTTTGAGAACGAAGATTATACGATACTTTCACTTAACGCTTACTATGAAGGCGGTAAGAAAAGTATCTGGGTGGTGAACATCTAGTGGCTAGAGGCGGACGCGCATCGTTTAATATTGACTACACCAAATTCGAACGTAACTTGGAAGTACTGCTAAGAAGAGTTGAACGCGGCACTAAAAAAGCCACTATAGCAGCTGTGGAAGAAATCATGGCTGACTCTTTAAAGCAAGTTCCAAAAGAAACAGCCACGCTTGCTTCAAGTGCTTTTTCAAGAGTCATCGGTAAGTCTAAAAACTTCACGGCACAATTCGGCTATGGAGGAAATAATGACCCAGTCAATCCTAAGACTGGCAGAAGAGCCTCTGAGTACATGGTTGTAGTGCATGAGGACTTATCTGCTAAGCATACCAATGGTAATGCTAAGTTCTTGGAAAGACCTGTTGCTAGCTACCAGTTAAAATTTGGGGCTAAGATTGCAGATGTTCTTAAAAGTGAAGTTGGTTGGTAGGAGGTTACAAATGGCTGACTTAATAGAAGACTTCCAGTCGTATTTTGTCTCTAAGGGACTTGCTACTGTAGATCAGATATTTCGAGATGCCTCTCCCGAAACCAAAGACTTTGCAGTCATAATCTATGAGTATGAAGGAGCTGGGGCGCTTCCACAAGTTGCCGGTGCCTCCAGAAATATTCAGGTTGTTGCAAGAGACAAATCCGCGACCGCTGCAAAACTTAAGGCTAGAGAGTTGCATCATTCTCTGGAAACTGAAGATGGTATTCTCAACCTTACAGTTGACAGATGGTCGCTTATATATATCAAGCAACCACCATTCAAACTTAAGACTGAGAAAGAAATGGTGTACTATTGCTTTAACATATTGGTAACAACATTTTCTGATTAGGAGGTTTGCAAAATGGCTAAAGGTGTACAAATTGGTGTATCCAATTTTGTGTATGCATTACTTTTGGAAGACCCTACCGAAGGCCTTGCTACATACGGTGCAGTTAACCGTATTCCCGGTTTGATCTCTGCTAACGTAAACCCTAACTCTGCAAACGCTACATTGTTCGCAGAAAACGGTCCTTACGAAACAGCTTCTACAATCGGTGAAATTGGCTTGGAAGTAAACGTAGCCGATATTTCTCTTGAACAGCAAGCTGAGCTATTCGGTCATACTATGGAAAACGGTGTACTGATCCGTAAGTCCAGTGACGTGCCTCCTTGGTTGGCTGTTGGTTATAAGTCCCTTAAGTCTAACGGTCGATATCGTTACACTTGGTTGCTTAAAGGTAAGTTCGCACTTCCTGAGCAGGCCAATGAAACTAAAGGTGACTCCATCAACTTCCAAACCCCTACTGCATCTGCTTCGTTCGTTAAGCGCGAATGTGATGATCAGTGGGAAAGACAGATTGATGAAGATTCCCTGGACTACGCTCCATCTCAAGGTGCGGCTTGGTTTAACGGCCCTTACGGTACAGGTACTGTAGATACAGTGGCTCCTTCCGTATCGGTTGCTCCGGCAGCTGCCGCTACTGCTGTACCTGTTACTGCTTCTGTGGTGTGGACCTTCGACAAAGAAATTCTTAACTCTACTGCGACCATTGAAAACTTCTCGGTTATCAAGACTTCCGATGGTTCGCTTGTCCCTGGTACACTTACTATTAGTGGCAGTAAAAAGGTTGTAACCTTTAAGTCTACTGCTAACCTTTCTGCAGCATCTCAGTACACATCAATTGTGTCTGCGAATGTAAAGGGCGTTAACGGTATTCAACTGGTTGCACCTAAGATTGCCGCCTTCACTACTGCTTAGTAAAAATAAGGCGCACTGTCAAAAAGCAGTGCGCCAAATAAATTGGAGGAAAATAAAATGAGTAAAGTACAAGCAGTTAAAACACCAAAAATAGTTGTGGACCTTGGTGGCAGACAGCGTACAATTCTATATGACCTCAATTCCTTTGCTGAACTTGAACTTATTTATGGCTCAGTAGATACTGCCATGACTAAGCTGCAAAGTGGGTCCGTTGTTGCTGCTAGAGATATGTTGTGGGCAGGCCTTATCCATGATGAAGCGGTTATTGATGAAGTCACTGGTGAGCCTATCAAATACAACATAACGCGCAGACAAGTTGGTTCTTGGTTGGGTGCACAGGACATTGAAAAGCTTGGTACACTCATCAACGGCGCTATGACGCAATCGCTCGTACAGCCTGAACAGCAAGCAACTGTTGTTTCTACAGTACCTGATGGTGTTGCTGCTGTTGCACTTACAGATGAAGAAAAGGCTGAGCAAGCAAAAAACGTATAAGCCACGCAGTTGAAGAGGCCACTCCTACAGATGATGAATGGGATTGGCCTCTACTTCTGTATGTGGCTACAGTAATATTGAATAGAGATGAAAAGATGTTTTGGAGAATGACACCACGTAAAATGAACGAACTGCTAAAAGTACATTACCGGCTTAATGGTGCTGGCAAAGACAAAAACACACCTAAGCAAGGTTTCATAGATCAGGTGATGTAGAAAGGAGATGTACTGATGGCCTTTAATGCTGGTGTGATACAAGCTAGTTTGAATATGGTGACTACCGGCTTTACAAAAGCTTTAGCAGGTGCTGTTACATCATTGAAATCAGCTGGCCAACAAATGAGCAGTGCGTTTGGACCTGGCGCGCAAGGTAACTTAAATAACTCGGCAAACGCCGCTAACAGATTGGCTAACAGCTTTAAAGATGTTAACCGAATTGTAAGCGGCATTGTCATAGCGCAAGTGTTCTATCAAGGTGTACAGGCTATTGAGTCTGCTGTAAGCTCTTTGGTAGAGTTTTCTAATCAGATGCAAGTAGCTCAAGTATCCATGGAATACTTCTTAGGCACTGCTGAGAAAGCCTCTGACTTTGTAGCTGTTATGCAAGACTTTGCCGCCACTACACCTTTCTCTACTGCGCAATCTATTGACTTGTCCAGAAAGTTAATGGCCATGGGTTTCCAGTCTAAATCCATACTTAACGTCATGCAAACCCTTGTAGATGCCACTGCAGCTGCTGGCGGTACCGGTGACGAACTTAACCGTATCGTAATTGCATTAGGCCAGATCAATACACAAGGTTACCTTGCAGGGCAGGAATTGCGTCAGTTAGCGAATGCTAATATACCTATCTACAAAATACTGCAGGAACAACTCGGACTTACCGGCGATCAAATGAAAATGATCGGTAAGCTTAAGATACCCGCTGACATAGGTATAGCGGCTATACTTAAAGGCCTGCAGAAATATCAAGGCGCAGCTAAGCGCATAAGTGAAGAAACTCTTACTGGCATGTGGGCTAATATCAAAGATAACTTGTCCATAATTGGTGAACAAGCCTTTGTCGGCCCTTACAATGCCCTGAATAACTTTGTAAGAAAAATATACGACACATTAGAAACAGCTCGCGCTGTAATAACTAAGCAAGGCTTAGGCGGTATGTTTGAACATTTTGTACCTCCACAACTACAGACTGCTTTACGCTCTATGGCCGGTGGTATAATGTCTATAGGCAAGAGTCTTGGTATGTTGCATAATGCTTTCAAGCCTGTAGTACAAATGGTAGGAACTACTTTCATAAGAGCGTTCGGTGTTGCTATACCATTAATAGCTAATTTCATTCATCAAATAGCCGTTGTTGTATCAGAAATAATGAGAGTAAGCCCTGCAGTGCGTATATTCGCTGCGGCACTATTAACACTATTAGTAGCAAATACAGCCGCAAAAGCTTTGATGTTCTTATGGCAGGTTACAAGACTTGGTGCCTTGTGTTCATTCGTTGCTACAGCTGTTACTACGCTGTCTAAGGCAATAGCTACGCTAACACTTGTCATATCCAAGAATAAAATCATCATGCTAATAACCGTAGTTGCTGCGGCACTGATAGGATTAGCAATGTCAAGTAAGACTGCATCAGCTTGGCTTGATGGTGTTATGTCAAGACTGAATAAGCTAGTCGGCATGGATACGAGTGGGATATTCACACCTGCTGACGGTAAGGACCTTGACAGTGCTAAAGAAGACTATGACGATTTCTTTGATAACATAGATAAGAATTTGTCCGGTGTTGGTGAAGGACTGGAAGACACTGGTAAAGCTGCAGACAAAGCAGGTAAGAAGGTAGATGAGAAGTTTGTAGCTTCCTTTGATGAACTTTATCAGATACCAGATAAACTTGATGATGTTGCTAGTGGCCTTGACGGTATAGGCTCTTTACCAGGAATGGACTTAGACTTTAAACCAGGTGACATCAGCATTCCTGAGCTTCCAACACCTAATCTCGGCGGTGGTGACGGAGACGATCAGATGCCTCCATTACTTAAGAATCTTAAGAAATGGTTCACTGATTTCCAATGGCCTACACTGCCTTCGTTCCCAGTATTAGCATTTGAAGTACCTCTAAATGCTATCAAAGGATTCTTGCTTGATGCAACACAAGTTGCCGTAAACTTCGGTAATGCGTTCGCTAACGCTATGGCAGGAGCTGCAGTAGCGGCTGGAGTACTAACAGGTCTTGGCGCGGCCTTTAATGCTGTGACCGGCTTTGTAAATGGACTGGGTACAGCGATCGATGGTTTGAAATCTATCTTTGACGGCATAAACGTTAAGATAGGTGACTTCGCCAAAAATACAGGTGCCGCATTCTCACAGCTCTATGTCGACATTATACAGAGCGTTACAGAATGGACTACAAAGATTGTAGATGCAATAGGAACTGCAACAATACTGGCTGCATCTAGTATCGTAGACTTCGTCGGAGATTTAACACTCGGCTTTGATCAATTAAGAGTGGATATCATTGAGGACGTAACAGCCTGGACTAAAGTGCTGGTAGACAAAATCGGTGAAGCCACGCTTGGTACCGGCATTTCCATTGCTACATGGGTTGCTGTAACTGCAGCAGCGTTTGAGACATGGCGTGGTAAAGTAAACACGACATTTAGTACATGGGCTACCAATATAAAGAGCACTGTGACAACATGGGCAACTGACATCGGCACAGCCTTCACTACTTGGAGCACTACGTCTGGATTGACATTCTCTACATGGTCTACTGCTGTAGCAGCTGTATTCGCTGGCTGGAGAACAGCTATCAATACTACTGTCACTGGTTGGGCCACAGACTTCGGTAATTCTCTTGCTAAGTGGAAAACAGCTACTAACGCAACGTTCTCAAGCTGGAGAACTTCTGTTGAAACGTTATTCACTGATTGGTCAACAGCTGTTCAAACTTCACTATCTAGCTGGGCAACTAAGACTGGTGAGAATATCACTACTTGGGCTAATAACGTTGGTACAGTTATCGCTGGGGCGCTTGGTCAATCCAATACTTTGTTCGGTGAATTCATAACGGCCACATCAACTTCATGGGCTTCATTCTTAAATGACACAAGCTCATGGACAGCTAAGTGGGGCGTTGCAATTAGTACAGTATTCGCTGATGTAGCAAACTCTGCGTCAAAGGCAATGAATGTACTTGGTAATAATGGCTGGAGCGCTTTAAACGCTTTCTTCCAGGGTTCGGCTGATGGAGTTACTGAATGGGCTAAGGGCTTTGTAAGAACGGTTGCAGAAGGTGCCAAAGCAGCTTGGGGCTGGCTTAAAAATCTTGCGACCGCTGCTGGGCAGGCTCTTGGGGGCTTCGCTGATAATATCGATGATAGCATTAAGGGTGCCACAGTAAGTATGGGTGCTTGGTATGACAGGAATAAGAGCTGGGCAGTACCTGCTGCAATAACTGTCGGTGTTGTAGGTGGAGCAATTGCATTAGCACCGTTTACAGGCGGTTGGTCGTTAGCTGGTTTAGCTGCCCTTGAGACTGGTGGTATCGTCGATCAAGATCAGCTGGTTCGTATCGGTGAAGGCAATAAACGAGAAGCCGTAATACCTCTTGAAAACTCTGCTTACATGAAACCGTTCAGTAAAGCTGTAGCAAGCGACTTGGCTTCTATGATGGGTGAGCAAGTAACCTACTCTGGTGGCGGAAGCGGCGGAGGCGACATGAGACCTATAATGTACGTCCATACACTAGTTGCAGATGACAGAGCGCTTAAAGAGTTGGAAAGAAAATTGAATGTAATAAGAGTACAAGAGGACGAACGTAAAGGGAGGGGCTAATCATGGCCTATAGAATAAGCGGCGAACCTATTAAGCCTCCTTCCGATTTTGGCTATGAATACTACAACCTGACTAAAAGTGGTCGTGTTGCTTCTGGCAAGATGACCATGGAGATTGTAGCTCAGAAGAGAAAATTTAGCTTTAGTTATGCTGTTATGGCTGGAGCTGATATGGCCAAACTGAAGGCGCTAATTTTCAATGCTAAAGTTCCGTTTTTTTCGCTGGAGTATGATGATGAGACTGGTTCTAATGTTGCCATCGTTTACTCTGGTGCAATAAAAGCCACAAGATTCAGATCGGATAATATGGGCTGGTACTACAAGAGCGTTACCTTTGACTTAATAGAACAGTAAGGAGGCGACATACATGTCTGTCATGTATCCGGGTAAAGTAAATAGTCCCATAACAGAAAACATTATTGCTATCACAGCCACGTCTACAACTCTTACGTTAGCTGATGGTAATGTACTTCCGGCGGCTCCTAACATTGCTGTTATAGGTGAAGAGGATGACGCTGAAACTGTTTTGTATACCGGCAAGACTGGTAATACCATAACAGGACTTACAAGAGGCTTTCAAGGAGTTGCAAAAGAATGGCCACCACAGACACCTGTGGCCAGAAGATTTACTGCATATGACTATGACTCATTAAGACTTAACTTGCAATCTATAATGACATCTAGCGTCGCTACTTCTGTAGGTACAGTGGTGTCTGGTAGATACGCTGAAGCCCCTTATCCTACATCTTATTATACTAAAGACAATACAGTTATTATAGCTGTTAAATGTACCGTTGATGGTGTAGTAAAGCAACTTAATAACTTGAGTATAAATTTAACGGCTACTGACATCTCCTGTGTTTTACCAGAAGACGCCACTAGCTGCGTATTTATACTCCAAGCGTATTAAGGGGGTAATTAAGAGTGGCTAATCAATTTAACAGAATGGGTTTCGGTGTTGACGGTATAGAAGACCCAGATGATACTAAGTTGCTTAATAGGCTTATGGACGCAGACGCTAGGCACATTGTTGGTAAGCTTGAAGTCACTTATACGGATCCATTTTTAGATGAGTCAATAGCTGCCTCGGCTAATAGCACTGGCAGATACACGTACCCTATTGAAACAGCTGACAACTCATTGGAAACTCCTTATAAGTGGTTTTCTCTTAATAACAATAAACTTGATGGTACTTTTCATTTATTGCCTGGTAACGACTCAAACATTTCTGTTGGCTGGTGGAGCCAAACTATGTCAGACGCTAATGGCAACTTTACTGGTGTAGAGCCGACTTTGATGATAAGCTTTGATCCAAGATCAATGTACCAGTTAAGAGTTGTAGGTGATAACAAGCTAAATGAGTTCCCTGTAAACTTCACAATTAATCTTATCAATCAGTTCGATGAAATTATCTATGATGAGACTGTAACTGGTAACACAGCTGTTAACTGGACTAAGTCATTGGATGAGCCTATACTGAATGTTGTTATGGCTAAGATTATAATTCATAAGATAAACACTACACATAGCACTACTGCAAAGATAGTAGAATTTTATACTGCTGTACAAGAAGAATATGACACTGATTCCATTGTGTCTATAAACTTGCTTGAGGAGCAAATGTTTGAAGAACAGACGTTACCTATTGGTAATGTGTCTTCCAATGAAATAGATGTACGACTTTATAACTACAATGGTCATTTTAACGCTGATAACAGAAAGTCACCGCTATATGGCTTGCTTAAAAAGAATAGACGAGTCAAAGCTTGGCTAGGTACTATGATGCATGAAGAAATGCGTTGGTTCTTATTAGGTACATTCTGGACAACTAAATGGGATGCTCCAAGAGCTGGCTTGTATGCTGATTTCTCAGCTCGAGATAGAATGGAGTTATTGAGAATTAGCTCGTTTGAGGTATCGACGCTTTATCAAAATAAGTCAGTAAAGTGGCTAGCCCAACTAATACTCAACGATGCTAATGTTGACACAGAGGATTACGTTTTAGACGATGCACTTGATTCAATCATAGTACCGTACGCATGGTTTGATAGAATTAGTCACAGGGACGCATTAGTCAAATTAGCTACAGTAGCCTTAGCTAGAACATACTGCGATAGACAAGGAAGAATAGTTATGAGAATATTTGAACCGCCTGAAAAAGCTCTATATTCGTATAGTGATGATAAGTCGTTGTTCAATACCTCATTTCCTATATCTACTCCTGGCGTGGTTAACTCAGTGTCTGTGCAAGCTAACTACAGAACATTAGATCCGCAGTCACAGATATTCAGCCTATCTACACCTATCCTAATTCCAGCTAATAGCACTGTAGTTGAAACTATAATATTTGACAATACTCCAGCTACTAATGTTCAAGCACCTGTAGCTACGCTTGACCCTGCTATCACTATTTCAGAATACCAAGCGTATGCATGGGGAATGGCTATAACTATTGTGAACAGCTCTTCATCAGAAAAATCTATTTCAGACTTAACAGTTCAGGGTGATGTACTGTCTTTGACAAGTCCTCGTGTTGTTACAGTGGAAGATGCTGTAAGCATAAGAGATGAAGGCAAGTATACGTATGAGCTGCTAGACAATGAGTTCATACAAGATATTACGCTGGCAAAAACAATTGCAACGCTAATCTTAAACACTTATAAAGACCCTAGACATGACGCAGTACTTGAAACTAGAGGTCATATCGCATTAACATTAGGCGATAGAGTAAGTGTGCCAGACTATGCTAATCAAGGCGTTACTGATTATACCATAGTCAGACAGTCGTTATCATGGGATGGTTCGTTAAGCTCTGTAGTAGAAGCTCAGAAAATAGGGAGTGATTAATCATGGCATGGACAACACCCAAAGTAGATTGGAGTATAGCTAATGGTGTTAGTACCGATGACTTAAATAGAATAGAAGGTAACCTTGCTCATTTAGTTAACTACAGTGGTTTATACGGAGTTACCACAGGTAGCAACACAGCGTATATTACCACTATACCTGGCCTAATAGCTATGACAGAGGGTGTCAAGGTTACGCTTAAATTACACTCCGCTAATGGTGCTAACGCAACACTCAATATCAATGGCTTAGGCGCATATGTACTAAGAAAAGCCAATGGTAATGCAGTACCAGCTGCTAACCTGAAATTGAATTCTATATACACATTTGTATTCAGTGGATCGGCTTTTATATTACAGGGTGAAGGAGGTGGTGGAACGGCGCGGCCTGAACATGTACTAGCGCCACAAACATTTACCAATGAAGATGGAGAGCAGATAGGAACTATACCTACAATTACTTCAGGCCAAGACCCTGCTCTTGGTGTAGGTCAATGGCCAGACGGTGGTCTTGCTGTGTATCCGTCTAGAGGATATAGAAAAGGAGGCGCTGGTGAGGGTGAGATAAAAGTCACACCTGCTCAATTACAATCAGCTGAACCTTCGCTTAGAGGCCCTTACATCTTGTCTGGTCATAACATCTATGGAACAGAGGGTTCTATGCCAAATAGGTCGGCGCAAAATGATCATATGCCTTCTAACAACTCTACTGTATGGGCTGGAGACAGAATATTCTTACAACCTCCAGATGGCTGGTATAACGGTAGCTCTTGGGTTACAGCGCCAGCGCCCGCTTTAGTGCCTAACAACTTAAGAGAAGGCACTAATATATTGGGTGTTGGCGGTACCATGGTAGAACGTGGCAGAACCTCGACCAGTAACGGATTTCAGAATATGCCTTCCCATGTTGATGCTGACTGGAATATAAATATAGGATACAGGCCTATGATAGTATTTTATCAGTGGTGGATATACTACGGCGTAGAAAACGTTTATAATGAATACGGAATGAACAGATATTGGGGAATGGGCTTTTTCTCTAAGTCACTATCAGGAAGTACTTATAAACACGTTGCAGCAAACGGCTTTACATCAGGTAGCTCAAATAGCTTTGGCTCAAATTTCTGGGAACAGTGGAATCCGGAAAGCGACCAGATGTGGCAATCAGGTATCAACTGGGAAAGCAAAGAAAACCTAGGTGCCCCAGGATCAGGTAATACTGGTTTCGGTGGAGGCATAACAGATTCAGGATTCCGTCTAGGAATGGGTTCATACTTTAGAGATAATCGTGGACAGAACGCTGCACAGCTTAACTGGTTTTGTGAATAAGTAAACTATGTCATTGGGGGTGAGTGCTGTGGATGAAATTAAAGAACTACAGAAGGGTGTTAATGACATATTAGTAACAGTGGCAGAGATTAAAGTTGAGATGCGAAACTTATCCAACTTATCCATGCAGGTTGCCACAACTGAACGAAATGTATTACTTCTTGAACAGCGGGTTGTAGTTCTTGATAAGCGGCTTACAGATTTGGATGACACGCTTAAGGATGAACGTCGCACCGCTTCTGCAGATAAGAAATGGATGATCGGTCTTGTTATAGGCTCTGCGGCGCTGGTATGGAAGGTTGTCGATTTCATTTCTCACTTAGCTGACACAGTAAAATAAGGAGGTGCCAAAATGGCAACGTTAGTTGAAACTATCGCTAAGTCTGCGGCTGTTCTCAATGATCCAAATCTTAATACAGGCGTAGCGTATGCGGCAAGAAAACTAATTGAATATAGCTACAAAGCAGGTGTAGAAATTAGACTTGTTTTTGGGTATCGTTCAATTGCTGAACAGAACAAATTGTATGCACAAGGAAGACCAGCTCTTGGTGGTAAGAAAGGTGACCCTATTGTAACAAATGCAAAAGGCGGCCATTCATATCATAACCATGGATTAGCCGTTGATTTTGTTCTTATCAAAGGCGGTTATGACATGAAAGCAGATAATGACCAAGATGGTTATTCTGACTGGATGGAAGTCGTTGCTCAAGCCAAGTTGCTCGGGTTTGAATGGGGCGGCGATTGGAAGAGCTTTGTAGATAACCCACATTTTCAGATTGCCTACGGTTACGACATCTCAGACCTACTATCTGGCAATAAGCCTTCTGCGGCACAGGCAAATGCCATTATATACAAAATCATACAAATTGAGAAGAGGGATGATGAGATGAATGAATTAGAAGTATTGCGTAACAAAGTTGAGTTGCTTGATGCCCGCGCCACTGCCATTGAAAAGCGCCTTAACCTCTTTGGCAAAGAAACCTATGCAAGTGATTATAAGGTTCCGGTTGAAGCAGCTAAGAATGCCGGCCTCATCACTTCTGTAGCTGACAAGTCCAAGATTGAGTTGAACATCATTACGATGTTACACAACGCAAACTTGACCAATCCTAATGTTGTTAAGCTTTTAAGTGAAACCGCCAGCACCAAGGAAGAAAAGAAAAAATAAGCCCTTGCACTGCAAGGCTTTATAATAGATGATATTCGTCTCTGTGCCCGGAGCTGCCGCGGCGCAGAGGCATTTCACTTATGAGAGGATGATAATAATGGATAAAGCTTCACTTACTCGTACAATCGTTTTGGCACTGGCGCTCGGCAATCAGCTTCTCACCGCCGCAGGAAAGTCACCGCTGCCTATTGAAGACGAGACTGTAGACGTATTGATCAGCACTAGTTTCACGATTGTAGTTTCCGTCTGGACCTGGTGGAAAAACAACTACATCAGCAAGAAAGGTCAGAAGCAAAAAGAAGTACTTGAGAATCACGATTTGACTTAAGGAGGAATTGTAGATGGCAACAAATATCAGTGGTTCCTTTCCAACTTTAGATGCTTTGCAGGCCGCGTACCCTGCGGGTAATGTGGGTAACTTCCTTGTATTAGCAGATAATAACTGGTATACTTGGCTTAGCGGCGCTTGGCTATCTGGTGGCCCGTTTAAAGTAGAGTTACAAACATACCAGAAGGACGGCGGCCTAAACGTAAAAAGTTTTGGGGCCAGTGGTTCTGCGACTACAACTATTGGATCTATTACTGCCGGAAGTAATGTGTTAACAGTAACATCTGTAGCTTCCTTCGAGATAGGTCAAGAAATTGCAGTGCAAGACGCTGGGGCAGTAAATGCTACAACGTACATGACCGTCACATCTCCTCCTACACAGTCTGGTAATACTATGCTGACTGTTGACGGGGTTACCTATACATCTTTCTTGAGTGTAGTTCCTCAGATATTCGACCTTACTCTCGGCGGCACTGCGGAGCGTGAGTTCCAGTTCGGGATTTCGCTTGAGTGGTTGACGAAGTATATCACAGTCTTCGCTGGTGAAACAGCCATACAGTTTGCCAACCGGATTCGGACTGACCCATACTTTACTGACCTGTGGCCTACCTGGACTATCAGTGGTACTGCTGGTACCAACGTAGTTAGGTTTACATCAAAGACCACTGGACCACGTATCTACGGCGCTCAGACATTCGGCTCCAATGGTATGTACGGCGACTTTGCACAGATTCAAGCCGGTACTGGTAATATGGGTTCCATCAGTTATCGTCTAGGCGACGTGTTGAAGATGGCTGGCTATACGCAGTGGCGCCTCGGCGATTACATGGCAGTAGCCCAAAGAAATGCTGTAGGACTTGCAGCGCCGCCGGTTTACAGTTCTACTACTGGCGCTGAAGTCACTGTAGAACAGGTTATCTCAGGTAAGGGTGAATTAATTGCCGCTATCTCTAATATTGACTACGTGAACAAACGTATTACATTATCTAAAAACGCAGACTATACGGTGTCTAACGTTACGGTACGCCACGATGACACCAGAGCGATTCAGCTGGCTATGAATGCTGTAGGTAACGCTGGCGGTGGTAAAGTATTGGTACCAGATGGAACATACCGGCATAGAGGTATTTACTTCAAGGATAAGGTTAAGTTCCAGGGTAATTCTGAGGCCAACACCATTCTGGTCAATCATCATCCGATTGGTTCGTCTCTTATTATACAGGGTATCGGCGGTCCAGTTTCTAGTGAGCCAGGTTTCCTGGATCATTGGGAAGTAAGTAGCATGACGCTTACTACAGACAAGAATACGCCGTTCTTCACACAGCATGGACTTGACATACTGTTCTGTCACACCATCACTGTACGTGATGTTCAGATAATGAAGCATGGATACGGCATCTTTGAGAAGTGTGTGTGGTACACTCATTATGAGAATATCATGATAACGAACTGCATAACCGGCTGGTACTACCCATCATTCAATCCATCATCTTCACCGAGTGATCGCTTCAACATCATTATCAAGGACTGCTCTGGATACGGTATGTATATCGAGAACTCTCCTGACGTGTTCACTTGGATTGGTGGCGCTGTAGAACGTTGCGCACTTGGTGGTATCGCTATCTTCGGTGGTGAAACTCGATCTCTCATGTTTGAAGGTTTGAACATGGAAGAGAATGGTGGATATCAGATTGAGATAGGTAAGGAAGACGGTGTTGCACCTTCAAACATCTCATTCCGGAATTGTAGTTTCAAGAACTGGCAGACAGCAAAGCCTGAGTGCGCTATAAAGCTGAACCGCGTAATTGGTTTCGAGCTGCATAATCCTAAGTTCTTCAACTTTGACATTGGGGTTAAAGCTGAGACAACTGGTTCTACCTTTGTAATGACGCTACCAAGCTTTGACAACTGCCGTAAAGCCTACAAGTTTACAGACAACGAAGTTGGTACCGGTGACGGTTTCCACATGGTTGTAGGTGACTGGAATGGCGTTATTGGTTACGGGTCAACTGGCTTCAGACAGATCGGCAGCGCGGCGGCGCTTACAGCGACCGTTACTATACCGCAGCTGATAGCTGCAGTTAATGATACTGGTGGCGGTGGCGGAACACCGTTTGTGATGACACCTGAGAAACGCGGATTCGTACACGCTGCTGAAGACTTTGGCACAGCTGGTACTAACACTACCAATGACTTTGCTAAACTGCAACTGGCTGCTGATAAGGCCTGTGAGCTGCGTTTACCGCTGTTTATACCGCCAGGTACGTATCCTATTTTATCGCCTGGGCTTGTCTTTGATAGCTCGAAGTATTCTACATCTGGTGACCGTAATATCATGCTGTATGGTGCCGGCGGTAATGCAACTAAACTTGCGCCTGTAGACTACACGTTCAATGCCGTTACGATCAAGAATGGCAGCGGCGCTGGGTCTGGTATTGCTCCATCCGGCTACATCAAAGACATCTATATTGAAGGGCCTACAAACCATGCTACCACAAATAATGCAGTCGGGTTGATGCTTAGTGGCATGCGGCAGTTTGAGGTTCACAATGTAACTGTCAAGAAGATGCCTGTCGGATTTGATATGATAGATAACTGCTATGGAGCTGTTTATTACAACTGCCGTACACAGCTAGGCGGCGTTGGGTTGAATCTTCGCGCCGGCGCAGTGTCTGGTAGTGATATGAACTTCTATAACTGTTGGTTCGCGGGTAACACTGCTGCAGTACAGATTTCACCGGATGGCGGTGGCTGGCACTTCTTCGGTGGTCAACTTGCAGGCGGTCCAGCACGTACTGTAGATGATGACTTGTCTGGTGCTATCATTATCGGGAAGGATCTTATTACTGGAGCTACAGGCACAGTAGGAAATCTGATCTTTGATGGTATTGACTTCGAAGGAACACGATACATGCACAACTTCCGTTCGTTCGGTCAAGTTACTATGACTGTAAGAAACTGCAGCTTCTTGCAAACAGACAGTAGTGCGCCTGGATTGCTTGCAGCGCCACTGGCTATCTGGAAGGCAACAGGTGCCCAGCAGTCTAAAGCTGTCTTTGAGAACAACGGTGTTAAAGGATACTGGAAGAGTGTTAAAGCAATTGATATTGCAGGACATGGTAGCTTGATTGAGATTCATGAGAAAGCCACTTCCCTGGAATCAAATGCTAAATTCAACAACGTAGCATGGACTGCCGGACCACTGCTTGTACAATCCAAGTGCGATCTCGGCCATGCTCATTGGCGCCAAGGCTTTGCTACTAGATACCTTGTAGGCCCTGTTATGTACGAGGACGTGACAGCTGGTCTTAAGCGCTCTACTGACTGGGGCATCACCTGGATAAATACTACAGATGGAGGTACATTCTAATGCCAGACTATCAAATTTTTAGAGGCCTTGAAGCTAACTTGCCCACCTTATTGGAGGGGCAAGTAGCTTTAACTACAGACACCAAAAGGTACTTTGTAGGCACTAATACAGGAAATATGGAACTTTCTAAAAAGGAAGATATTATTACACTTAATGAACAGTTGGTGGATACTGAGAATACTCTCAACGGAACTAACCAAGGTGAAAAAATAAATGTCCCTGGAGCTATGAGACTTGCATTAAGACAAAGAAGGCCCATGATTAGTTTTGTATCGGATGACGGAACAATACAAGATTTCACTATATTAAAGGCTATCTTTGAGTTTTATGGAATTACCTGTGGTGTAGCATTGATTAGTAGTTTTATCGGTAATTCAGGATATATGGCGAAATCACACATTGATGTGTTGTATGGTTTAGGATGGGAGGTCATGTCCCATACAGTGAACCATGCACATTTAGCTGAACTAACCACCGAGGATGCAATAGAAAGCGAGCTGCGAGACTCTAAGGAAACACTTAAATCGATGGGATACGAAGTCAATACGATTATCTATCCATTTGGAAGTGAAGACGAGCGTGTTCGCAGACTCGCAAGAAAATATTATCGAACGGGGGCAATTTCGTATAACGGAAGAAATGACTTCCCTTTAGCAACATATCGGATGAATAGGGTTGCTCTAGGGTCTTATTTTGATGCTGGTACTGGAACAGACACATACGAATACTATAAAAGCCACGTCGATGCATGTCGAGAAAACAACGAGTACCTTATTTTTGAATTACATCCGGGAAATCCTGTTTTCGATGCCACACAACAGCAATACTTGAGAGATATCATTGAATATATACAGTCTTTAAATATTGAAATTGTCAATGTTAATGAAGCCATAGAAGAGATCGGAAATTTAATTGATACAGGAGACTATGTAAAAGGAGAGGCCAATCCGCACTTTGTTGTGTCTTGTGACGGCTCAGGATTTTCCTCGGACGGTGAAAATTCACCAGACGATAGCAAACGCAATTTGGTTGAAAATTACAACTTTGAACTAAATGGATTAATGGATTATATCAATGCTTACCCCTCTGATGTGAATGTAACTTTAAATACGTCCTCGGTGCGTTCTGGAAAATACAGCATGAAAATTTTAAGATCAACAACATCGAATCGGTATATCGCTTACAGCATGCGAAATGTAGATAATTTCAAAGGAAAATGGGTAACTGCTGGTGCTTGGGTGATGTGTCCGAATACCAACACCGGAGAAATGAGATTAGGAATACAAGACGGCATTAATTTCACATTGAGTGATCCTGTACCTCGCGATGGGAACTGGCACTTTATTTCTGCAAAACAATTGGTCGGAGCATCTGCCACCGTATTACAGCTAAACATAGGTCGAGTTACAACGAACGGGCTGGCAAACGATATTATGTACGTAGACAGCTTATACGCCATCGAAGGAACTTCTATGTCCCCAACTATAGTGAATTATCCGGTACATTCTTCTACAGATTTAGCATCTAGCGCTACAGGTGTTGAGGGAAACATAGCCTACAATGCCAATTATCTATTTTTTAGCGTGGGGGATAACTCGTGGAAAAGGATTCAGTGGAAAAACAGAACAGAGTACACGGCCAATAATGCTTTTACGCTGTCTACGCTCATTACTGGTTTTCTGAGCAATACCATTACCATAACACCAATTACAACTGCATTTGCTAGTGCTAATGGTTTTCCTGGCGGGGCTGGCGGCTATTTTTCGACGTTTAGACTCAATGATGATGTGTCCTTTAATTACCAGTTATACGAAACCTTAGATGGTAAAGTGTATCGAAGAAATATAAATAATGCAGATAACAGTTGGTATGGATGGACGATGCCAAACATTAATGCAGGGACAACCGCCAATCGACCAACCGTTTCAACTGTTGGATTCCAGTATTTCGACACCACGCTACAGAAACCGATTTGGTGGGGTGGTTCGGCTTGGAAAGATGCAACAGGAGCAACAGTTTAATTCGCTAAAGGAATAAACTATTCATTAAAAGAAAGAATTACAGGAAACTGTAGTTCTTTTCTTAAGAAGTATTTAGCGCAATAAGAATAAATTACGGACTCGTAAAACCTTTAATACGGGTCCGTGGTTTATAGGGGCTTATAAACACCTTACCTAGCTATCACGAACGCGTGCTGAGTATTACACACTCGTTACAAGTTAAATTTTTGGTTTTACTCCCCAATAAAACCCGTTCCTTCTATTATAATATATACACGAGGCAGCCTCCTTACGATATAAAATTTACCGTACCTATTTTCCAGGAAATAGGGTATAATAAATAAGTGAGGAGGAAAAATACATGGATGAAGGTTACCAAGAACTTCTGGCTGTATTGATTTTAATGGCTGGTGCTGTGTTATTACATTTAATGGGAGGTAATTAAAATGGAAGAAAATAAAGTGGAACAAAAAGTAATGCGTATTGTAAAGCTGTGTATGCTTGTAACAAATAAAACGTATTCGGTTCACATGAGTTATACTGGTTCTTGTGACGCTGTAGGCATATTCATTAGTGACGAGGTAGACGACAAAGGTACAGTAGCTTGGGCTAACTTCAGCTTACCTAATGGTATATACAGCATTAATGAAGAGGCGAGTGTAAAAAGGCTTAATAACGTTATCTTCAATTTAGAACGTATGCTTGAAGATGCAGAATACTTTAAAAGATTGCCTCAATGTACTTGGCAAACAGACAAAGGCATTTATCCTTATGATCTGGAGGCCTCTGTTGATGTATTGTAATGTTCTTTGCTTAGGTGACCCTGAGGTTGTTGGCGATTCTGTTGGACCTATTGTTGGAACTGAATTACTGCGTCGCGGCGGTTTTTATTCTAATGGTACAATAATTAATCACGGCATATTAATGGACACAAACATTGTAGGTACCTTGGCTGCTCCGGTTCTTCGTAGCAATTATGATGAACGCATTAAAGAACTGTTGCCAGATATTCCTACAATTGTAGTTGACGCCCACATTGCTAAGATGGGTCCACTATACTATTATAGCTTTATCAAAGGTTCCACACTTCCTGGTATTCTACATGGTAGCTGTCTTGAACCTATAGGTGACTTTGCAATGAGATGCTGGACAGCAAGAGAACCAATTGATCTACTGACCGTTGATAACGCTATTGTTCACCGCTTGGCGCGTGACATGACTACAGCGCTATTGGACCTGATAAGAAATAAACAATTAAAAGAGTATATATAGAGATATAAATATATATATTCTAAAAAAGCTTAAATAACACTTTCAATTGAACTAATCACTCATTAACTCATTAACTTAGGTTTCTCATTCAACCCATTCAATCAGGCTACTTTTTTAAATTTCGATTTTGATTTTCAAAAATAGTTTTTTAAATCCTTATATAGGCCTTTTATAAAAAGGTGCCTGATTGAATGGGATGCTTGAGTTTATTGAGATAATGGGTTAATGAGTTAAAAGGAGAACACAGACATGCCAAAACTATTGAATACTACACGTACTTATTCATATGCAGACGAGAAAGAAAAGAAGCAACACGCAAAGCAAATGAAGCGTGACAAGTTTGTAGTACTTGAAGATGACGGATTGCAGGTTAAGTTTATTAAGCAAGGAGGTGATAAATAATGAGCATATATGAAATCATGCGTTGGAAAGCAAGCGGCGGTGTAAAAGCGTGGCGCCACAGCAAGAAAGAAAACAAAAACACTACAGCTGTTCAAAACATGCTTGATAAGGTGGTAATAAAATGAATGACTTACAGAAGATCCAAGACTTTCTCAAAACACACAAAGTTAGAAACGTATCAATTGATGCAGTTGGGCAACTTGTAATCACTGCGTCTAATGGTGATCAAATTGCTATTACCTACAATGCACTGGATGAATGGATTGTAGTTAGACCAACGCATTTGGAAGATTTAAGATAAAGCCCACAGTCCAAAATAGCCTGTAGAAACCCGTAAAAATAAATGTGTACTTTACCCCTTAAAAGAGATATAATAATAAATGTAAGGGCGACACACAAGCCCGCAAAACTATATTAGGAGGAATTACCAATGAGTGAAGTTGTTGAAACTCAGGAAACACCAGAAGTACCCGAATTCAAAACGATCGGTGATTTTATCGAGTTCCTGAAGACTGTGACTGATGAATCCGTTGCCACAGCTTATGTACTTGAGAATCTTGAAGCGATCGTAAATACTCCGGTTCAAACTTCCGTGCGCCGCGGCCAATTGTCTGGCCTGGAGCTGGAAAGCATGACCGATGAGCAGTTGAAACGTGAGCTGATCAACGCTAACAGCGTGCTGTACAAAGCTACGCAGCGTAAAGCTTCCGCTGATACAATTGCGAAAAACCAAGCCCGCGTTGATGCAGCTAAGGCTGAAAAAGCTAAGCGCGAACCGGAAAAAGCAGTGACTGATGTTGTTGACGGTGAAACCGTTACTACTCAGACTCCTGATGAAGCGGCTCCTGCCGGTGACGAAGGTGCTACAGTTGTTGATCAAACTGAAGCGTCAGACAGTCACCCTGTAGAAGGCGAACTGTAAGAAATACCGATGAGGAGCTTCGGTTCCTCCTTCGTATGAAGCATTTGCGTTGGCCGCTAACCTTCCGGCCCACCTGGACAGTGTACGCAAATGCTTCATAGGAAGCCGGTGGTAAGCAGAGTCTGTAGATGTACTACAGCACCGACGCTTGCTTGAGACATGGGTGTGCAAGTCACCCACTTCCTGCCTGCATGAGACATTCAAACAATCGTAGGAGATTAACAGCCGCGGTCACTCCTAAACGGGTTTGAATGTCGCATGGAGGCACGCATCAATACCGTAGGCCAGCGGGCGTGTTCTTCGGGCCGTACATATGTTGACAGCTGCAATGAAGCACTGCAGGCGAATGCTATGAGATTCCGCGGCCTCACTAGCAACGGCTGTAGTCTTCACTGGAGCTGCCAACTCCTACCTCACCTTGTTCGGCGGCGCTTAATCCCATGGGCGCCGCGCCACTAAAACTGTTTTACCAGAGCTGCAACCTTAGCGACGGAGATTGTAGCTCTCGTAAAGCACTTTTACCAAAAGCCTTCTGGCTTATTATTTTTTACTCTTTTGGCTTGGTAAATTTCGCTTTTATTTGAACTAGTTTTTAAAATCTTTTAAAAGGTGGAATCGATCATGCAAACGCGTAACTTGAAGACGGTTCGCAAGGCAGTGAACAAAGCTCCAAAGGGTTTTGACATCGATATGATGGAAGTAATGACGAAATATGAATTGACGTTGGATCAAGTAAGGGAACTTGGCAGACTCACAGCAAAGCGTGGCGGAATTGCTCATGCAACCATCGGTCATCAGGTGTACTACAGAAGTCGTCAGATCGAGGAACTGTTTGGCGTTAAACCTCGTACGGACGTCAACCCTGTAGATATCGCTCAAAAGATAAAAGACATGAATGCTGAAGCTAGTCGTTCTGGTAGAATAGCTGCTGGCTTATATCATGGCAAACAAGCTCAAGTTTAATGAACGGCGAATCGAAATTCTTGTAGATCGTAATGACACTGACTCTCAACTGTTAGCATCCCAGATTCCATACATACACAAGAACAGGACACTCACGTCATTCACTACATCTCCAAGAAACATTGACCTTGTGCTTAAGCTGTTCAGAGGCATTGATGAGAACAACATCGACAAAGCTCCTGCGACTATTCAACAGTTGCATGAGATGGAAATGCTAAGACGTGTATACACTAACTTGCTACTAACAACTGGACCTATTGAGGACAGCAGCTCCTTCTTATGGAGACATCAGCAGTTAGGTGTACAGCTTGCAAAGGCCAATGAGCGATTCGCGTTCTTCTATGACACTCGTACAGGTAAGACACCTATGAGTCTGCAGATTATCCAAGACGACATTCGAAGGAATCCGCATCATAAATGGGTTGTCTTATGTCCGCTTATCTTGATCGAGAATGCTTGGCTTCCCGACGCCGCAGCGATGTTTCCTGACCTTAAAATTATATCTACGCATGCGGATACAAAGAAGAAAAGGCTAGACTTGTTCAAGCAAAAAGCAAACGTGTATATCTGTAACATCGAATCATTCGTTAGCTACAGGCCGCAGATTGAAGCGCTTAAAGCGTATGGCTGCTTTGTAGATGAAAGCTCTACAATGAAAAGCAATAGCTCTAAGTTTGGCAAGGAGGCAGTTGAATATGCCTACAGTGTCCATAAATGGTATTTACTATCAGGAACCCCTGCACCTAATGGTGAATGGGAATATTATCGGCAACTTCAGTCCATTGACTTCTACGGAGTTCATCAATCGTATGCGCAGTTCACGTCATATTTTTTCGACAACATATCAAGAAACCCGCAGTACCAAAAGCTCAGAGTAAAATCGGATCGTGAATCCGAGCTCATAAGTTTGGTACAAAGCATGTCACTATATGTTGACAAAGAAGATGTACTGACTACACCCGGTAGAGACTTCGAAATCATTGAGCTTAAGATGCCAGATGACTTGAAGAAGTACTACACTAAGTTGAAGAATGAACTTTACCTTGAACTTGGTGACAACGTTCTTATAACTTCACCTAGCACGGCGGCTGCTCTTAATAAGCTGAACCAAGTTTCGTCAGGCTTCATTATGGATACAGCTGCTGCTAAGATGAACAAGAACATGTATGACGGTATTAAAATTGAGAAGGAAGTCTACCTTCTAAGCATGTACCGGTTTGAAAAGCTTGTAGAACTTTTAGACACATTTGGCAATAACCAAGCTATTATCTGGTGCTACTATCGCGAAGAGTTCAGAGTCATTAAAGAGCTTCTTGGCGACAAGTGTGCTTTAGTCTACGGCGGTGTAAACAATGAACAAAAGAACGAAGCTCTTCGTGACTTCAAGGCTGGTAAAGTTCAATGGTTGATTGCTAACCCAGCGTCTGCCGACAAAGGATTAACGTTGACTAATGCTCACATAGCTGTTTACTTTAGCTTAGGATATTCGTATGAATACTTCAAGCAAAGTTTAGAGCGTATCTATGGCAGCATTACGTCGCAGCCTGAACGTTGTACCTACTATACTTTTATAGCAAAAGGTACAGTGGATGTGGCTATCCATGAAACGCTGACAAACAAAGGAGACATGAGTGCCGCTGTTCTAGCTCACTTGAAAGGCGGTATTTAGAATGCACGTGAAGAACGTCAACGTGACAAACCCCAAAAATGTCCTGGTTCAAATACCGGGCTTCATCGCCAGCAAATGGGGGTTGAACCAGGACAGCAAGTTGGAGGTATGCTACAATGAAGAAAGCCAGTCAGTCGTCGTTAGACCATGTAAGATATCCTCAGGAAGCTACCCTCACCTCAAAGGTAAAAGACTGGCTAGACTGTCAAGGTGATATAGGTTACTGGAAAGCTTCTGATAGGTATACCAAAGGTGTGTGTGATCTTATTCTATGTGTTGGTGGGTGGTTTGTTGGCGCTGAATTAAAAGCAGATGATGGTGTACCGTCGCCACAGCAGAATCTGTTCATAAAGACTATGCTTAATGTGAATGGAATAGCTGGTGTTTGTTATACACTGGGCGAAGTAAAAGCCCTTGTAGAACAGGCACGACAAAGGACGGTGCTTATGAATGAAGTACGACAAAGAGCGCGTTGTCTACCTTCTGAATCAGGAGAAGACAGCTGATGTTCTTAATGAGCTGGTGCAACTCAATTATGGTTTGCTTCATGCTCAGCTCAAGAAATTTTATCTGGTAAATGACCCTGATGCAATAAGCTATGGATACGAAGCTCTTTACAAAGCGATACTAACGTTTACTCCAGGTAAGTCGGCGTTCTCAACGTATGCAACAGTCTGTATCTACAATCGGCTTGGTTCTCATATACGTAGCCTCAATACTCAAATCATAACTAATACTGGCTCGTATGAAGAAGTGGCGTATGAAGAACTCAGACTGATTGACACGCTTGAATCGCCAGACACTGTAGATGAAAGCATACTTTCAGAAGCCGGAGTTGAGTACTTTCATAAGGTATTCAAATACTGCCTAAAAGAGTTGGTACGCAGTGACTTACATAAGCAGATCATAAGCTTATGGTATGATTCAAACTTCACAATGACGCACGCTAAAATCGCTGAGGAACTTGGTTGCGCTCAGTCGTATGTTAGCCAAACCATCAAATGGTTCAAAGCGTCGATGAAGCAAATATGGGAGGCGGGATATCAATGATTGATGTGTCAAGAGCTATAATGACAGTTGGCAGAACTTCTGGTCGTAATGACAAAATGAGCCTGTTGGAGTACTACAAAGATGTGCCAGGCTTCAAAGAAATTCTGCAGTTCATCTACAATCCTTACATTCGTACCGGCATCGCTGCGGCGAAGCTTAAAAAGGCCAAGCCTCATATTGCTGCTATTGAATTCACATGGCAGCAGATCATTGAATACTATTCCAAGCATCAAACTGGACGCGACGAAGACGTGTCTCTGGCAAAAGGATTTATCCAAGCACAACAGACAGAGGACGCCACGGCGCTGGCAGAAGCCCTTGTAACTAAAACCCTTAAGATCGGCGTAACGGCTACATCGCTCAATAAAGCTTACGGCGACGACTTTATCCCGATGATCGGCATCATGAAAGCCGAGAAGTATAAGGATTTCAAGAACAAGGTCAAGGGGCCGTTCATCGTCACTGAGAAGTTTGACGGAGCTCGCCGGATTGTAGTTAAGACGAACGGACTCCCTGGAATGTATACGCGCTCTGGTCATGTTGATGAGCTTGAGTTATATCCTGAGATCGCTGAAGAGCTGAAGTACTTACCGGATAACTTCGTCATTGATACTGAGGGATTGAAGATTGGTAACTTCCCAGATTCAATTGCGCTTCGTCAAGCTTCTAATGGGCTATTCAATTCCAAGGGTACCAAGCGTGGTGTTGAGCTTGTAATCTTCGACGCGCTGCCGCTGAGCGAGTTTGAGACTGGCAGGTCTAACCAACCAGCGTCGACTCGTAAGATCTTGATAGCTGCAATGTTCAAAGATCCGTCGCTTAAGCTTATTAGACCCGATGATTATCAACAGTTAATTGACTCACTAGGAATTGACTATGACTTCAAGTATCTTCGTCCGGCACCTATTCTCGGCGTCGCTACGACTGAGGATGAAGTATTGTCATTCGCTGAGCCAATATGGGCCCGCCACTATGAGGGCGTAATGCTTAACACATTCGACGGAAAGTATGACTACATTGTAGATCGTAGCCGCGACATCCTCAAGGTTAAAAAGGTCGAAGAGCTGGTGGTCACTGTAACTGGTCACACCCCTGGAGAGGGGGAGTTTGAGGGCATGGCTGGGGCTCTTACGTTCGATTACAAGGGTAACCAAGTGAAGGCCGGGTCTGGCCTATCAGTTGCGCAGCGCCGCAGTATCTGGGCAAACCCTGCAAATTATATCGGACGCAAAATGGAAATTGACACCTTCGGCGAATCTACCGATAAGACTGGAAAGGTATCACTGAATGTCCCTATCTTTAAACGGTTTGTAGGTGAGGAGTAATGGCAAAGCAAAAGACCTACGCCGATGCACCTACAATGGCCATCAAATCTAAACCAGGGCCGCTAGATGACATCGGTGACGCGACGCTGCGTGAAATGTTGAAGGACCCGCCGCGTGAAATTCGTAAGCCAACTCCTGTAGGTAAGTTCGGCATTGTACCTATGGGATACAAGAACCGCGGCTTCAATCGCTTTGTCTTCACATGGGTGATCACTGATCGGTGGAGGTACTACAAGAATGCCAAAAATTCTAAGCCAGTTCCTATGAGTCCTTGGGCTAAGGAATTGCTGGAAGGGACGTTTGCGAAATGGAAAAATTAGCACAAGTACACGCACAAATGGTTGATTTGCTTAGCAAGAATAATATCAGCATTAGCACTGAAACATTTTACTACGGCACTGCAATAGTTCTTACTGATCATGAAACCGGTAACCAGTTCGACTGGCGCCAAGGCCCAGTATCTAAAGGAGGAAAATAAAAATGCCAATCATTGTAGCTATCGATGGCGCTTCGCGTCGTAACGGAAAACCTAACTGCTTATCCATGGGAACAGTCTATATCCACAACACGGTGTCCGGCTCTCATCAATTTATTAATACCGCAGAGCATGAGTCAACTAGCCAACGCGGTGAAATTAACGCGCTGCTTTCGGCGCTTGACCGCATCAAGGCTAATGGTAGGAACGTAAGCGATCTTATCATGGTGTCTGATTCCGAGTACATCTACAATACAGTGACTAAGGAATGGTACAAGAACTGGGCTAACAAAGACTGGGTCACTGCAGAAGGTACGCCGGTTAAGAACCGCGACCAATGGGAAAGTGTAGCTGAACTGCTTAATAGTATTGATGAACAGGGTCTTGAAGTGCCTATGTACCACATCAAAGGACACTTGGTTAAGATCACAAAAGCTCAGGGCAAGAAGCTGTTTGACCAGGACTTCGGCGCTGCGCTGTACAACTTCGCCAAGAACGCGGCAACTGTATTGGTTGCTGAACGCAGCGACGAAGCATTCCTTAAGGCCTTGGAAACTTTTGACAAGAACCATGGCTTTGTTCCGGATGATGAAGTGCTTGTAGAACTTATCGCTTGCAATACTGTAGCTGATGTAGTTGCCGGCTATACTATCGATGAGTTGGAAAAAACACTGGCCACGCAGTAATCAACGATATCTAAAAGAACTGGTATACAGCTACTTACTTCCATGGTATATTTATACAAGGTAATATTTGTTAAATTAATGGTTTACAAGTACACGGCAAGAGACGTATAATTAAGGTTGATGCCGCACAAAAGTTGTTATTGACAGGTAACTGTTAATATAAAATCACAAAGTGAAGGTGGAATTTAAGTGAGTAAAGAAGAGCAAGTGAAGGCAGCAGAGCAGGCAGTAGCAGAGGTTAAAGAGACTGAAACGCAGATTCAAGTGCAAGACGACGCACCTATGGGATTTGAAGATGACGATGCCTCTGACCTTATCATCCCTCGTATCAAAGTCATCAATGCACTGAGCCCTGAGCGTAAAGACAAGTTAGCTGAGGAAGGCGACATCATTAACTCGCTGACTAAAGAAAAGCTCAACGGCAAGATCTTCATTCCAATCTACAAGTTCACAAACGTGATCCTTTGGAAAGATCGTGCAGACGGTGGCGGCATCGCAGCTATTTCGCATGACGGCAAGATCATGGTTCCGGCCGATGGTTCTGCGCCATATCCTGTAGGGAAGCTGGCCGACTTCGACAATACGAAGACTGGTAAAGATGCTCAACCTACACACGTCAAGTATATCAACTTCTTCGGTTTCTTTGAAGGAGAACGCATGCCGATCATCATGAGCTTTGCCAAGACTAACTATGCTGAAGGTAAGCGTATGTACAGTCTGGCTAAAGTATCCATGAAGAACATGTGGGCAAACGGTTATAAGCTTGAATCCAAGCTGATGAAGAAAGCCGCCAATGAATGGTTCAACATTGTAGTTGTTCCTAATGGCACAACCTCTCCTGAAGACCAAGCATTCGCCTTGGAAATGTTCAAGATGTTCCGTAATTCGCAGCTTAACTTCGACGTTGAGGACACTAGTGGTTCTTCTGAGCCGCAACCTGGCGCAACTGAAGAACAGCTCAAAAACTCTGAATTCTAATATAACTGCTATCATTGTTTTGGGGGAGCTTCGGCTCTCCTTTTAATACCGTAAGGGGTGAGTACAATTAAATGGTCCGACTATCGGAACAAAATCCTTGCGGAACTTGACAATGAGTCTTTCTTTCTTGGCGAGCTGAATAACGTAGATCGACGGGGGACTGAGATAAAGGCCGAGTGTCCGTACAGAGAACTCCATGAAGCTGGTGAAGATAAGACGCCCTCGCTGACAGTCAATCTTAGTAAGGGCGTATACTTCTGTCAAACGTGTAGAAGCAAGGGCAATGCTCATACCCTCTATAAGAACATATACAAGAAGTCAAATGAGCAAGCCTGGTTTGACCTTGGAGATGCCCTTAAAATCGAACGGCCAGAAAGCACCAAGCCAGCTAGACCTGAGATAGATACAGATCTTATTTATAAATACCATAAAGATCTCATGGAACTGACTGGGCCTATCAGAAAAATCTTGCGCACTAAACGAGGCTTTACCGATGAAACGCTTAACCGCTTCCAACTTGGTTGGGACGGAGAACGTGTTACTATCCCTATCTATGACGAATTCAATAACGTCGTGAACTTCCGTAAGTATAAGTGGAATTCAGACAACGATCAATACAAGCTTATAAACTATCAAGATGAATATGGTAATACGTACGGTGAAGTTAGAATCTTCGGCATTGAGAATCTTATCAATGAGGACCTTGGGTTTGTAGTATGGACTGAAGGTGAGACTGACCGTATGATTGCTGAGCAATACGGATTCCCTGCTGCGTGTCCTACAAGTGGCGCTGGTTCTTGGAAGCCTGAATGGTTGCGATACTTCAGAAGCAAAGAGCGCGTATATCTTGCACAAGATAATGATGACGCTGGACGCACGGCCACTAAGAAGTTGGCTGAGAAAATGAATAAAGCAACGGACGTGTACATTATTACATGGCCTGAAGGATTCCCTGAGAAAGGCGACATCACTGACTTCTTCGTTAAATCAAAGATGTCAGCTGGAGATTTCCAACAGCTGCTTGACAGTGCCGTGAAATATGTTGACCCACGCATGGATCATGTGAGTGCTTCTTCAATCGAAGCAAAGAATGTGCATTTAGCGGAGTCAGCCAGAGCGGATTTATACGGTAAGCGAGTTGAGATACCTATCATGGTATCAGGTAAGGACAGCACTCCTTACATAGCGCCTAAGAAAGTTAAGGTGTCTTGCGGTGAGAACGCTGACTCTGAAAAGAAAATGTGTCAGAACTGTGCGTTACTTAAGTCTGCTGGTGAGACAACTAAAGAGTTGACGTCCTTGGATAAAGACCTTATGAAGCTCATCAAATGTACTGAGAAGCAACAGTATGACACTCTTGTAGGTATGCTTGGAGTTAACAACAAATGCCCTTTATTTGATCTTACAGTCGAAGAATACATGAACATTGAAGAGTTACGTATGATTCCACAGGCAGAGGCTAACTTCAGCTTTAGCAAAGAACATGAATACGTAGTCCGCAATGGTTATTACATCGGTGATAAAACTAAAGCTAATAAGCGCTACAGCATGGTTGGCTTTATGTATCCAGACCCACATACGCAATACGCGCATTATCTGTTTGACGAAGCGTATCCTGAGAAGGACTTGATCAGTGACTTCGACATGACAGATGATATGTATGAACAGCTTAAAATATTTCAACCAGCGCCTGGCCAAAGCATCGAAGCTAAGATGGAAGAGATACACAAGGACTTTGAACGCAATGTCACTTATGTGTGGGAACGCCGCGACGTTTCAATAGCAGTTGACCTTATCTATCATACAGTTCTTAACTGGTACTTCCAAGGTCAATTCGTTAAACGTGGCTGGGGCGAGCTTCTTATTATCGGAGACTCGGGTCAAGCAAAATCAACCCTTGTAGAACGCATGATGGCGCACTACAGGCTGGGAGAGATGCACAGTGGTGAATCATCGAAACGAACAGGCTTGGTCTATTCTATCCAGCAAAGCAACAAGAGATGGTTCCTCGTTTGGGGAGCTTTCCCTCTCAACGACGGCGGCCTTATCACACTCGACGAACTCTCAGGTATATCAGAAGATGATCTTGCCGTCATGTCCGATGTACGGTCCTCTGGAGTCGCAAAAGCAACAGGAGTGGTTACTGCAGAAACTACTGCAAGAACCAGAGCGATCTACATTTCAAATCCACGTAATGGGCGGAAACTTAAGACAGAGACGCATGGCGTCAGCGCAGTACTTAAACTCTTTGGGAAGACAGAAGATGTTCGACGACTAGATATGGCTATGTCGGTTGCTTCTGGGGATGTGGACCCCGAGCTGATTAACGTGAATGTTGACAGTATGCCTGAGGTTATACACAAGTATGACTCAGACCTATGCAACACACGTGTCATGTGGGCATGGAGCCGGCGCCCTGAGAACGTTACATTCTCTGATGCAGCTACAAAGTCTATTCTGAAACATGCGACACTTATGGGTAACAAGTACACGTCAGAGATACCGATTGTAGAATCTGCTGACCAACGTATCACGATTGCTCGTCTTGCTGTGAGCTGCGCTTGTTGTATGTTCTCTACTAAGGACGGTAACAATGTGCTAGTTGAAGAAGAACACGTTGAATACGTTGTCAACTTCATGCACAAGATTTACAGTACAAAAAGCTTTGGCTATGACAAGCTGAGTGAGATTGATTCTGTCAACAGCGACTCGTCTGATGTTCGTATCGAAGACCTTGTTAACAAGTTCCTGATGCTACCTGTTATGGACTTTAACGAGCTTGTAGATACCTTGTACATGTTCCCTTACTTCAGTCGTAATACCCTCGACGATGCTACCAGCATGCCTAGAGATGATCTGAAGCTTCTCACCAAATTCCTTATTAACAATCATCTGGTTGAGAAGGTTCGCGGAGACTACAGACGCCAACCATTAGGTACTGAGTTCCTTGAGCATCTTAGAGCAAATCGTTTGACAAAAGAACGTGTTGATAAAGCACGTGCAACACTATACCAAAGCGAATTTTAGGAGGCCAACCAATGAGTGTACTTGACTACTTGCCTAACGTTAAAATCCTGTCTACAATTAAACAGGAAGATGACGAAGAAGGCTGGCTCAAAGCACGTACTCGTGGTATTGGCGGTTCTGATATTGGTGCGATCTGTGGCGTAAGCAATTACGCTACAGCTCGTCTTATCTATCTGAAAAAGACCGGCCAATACGATAATGAAGAAATATCTGATGCATCAAAGGATCGTATGCGTTTCGGACATCTGCTGGAACCAATCGTTGCTGAAGAATATATGCGCCGCAGCGGTAACAAGGTTGTAGAATCACCGGCTACTATGGTACACAAAGATTTCCCATGGGCTATCGCGAATGTTGACAGATTGATTGTTGACGAAGAAGGCATTCCATATGGTATTCTTGAGTGCAAAACTACAGACGCTCGTAACTGGTCAGACTGGGAAGACGGAGATATTCCTGTATCATACATCTATCAACTTAACTGGTACCTCTGGATTCTTGATCTTAAGTTTGGCGCATTTGCTTGCTTGATAGGTGGTAACCGGTTTATCATGATTGAGATGTTCCGTAATGATGAGCTGCTGAATGAAGAGATGATTCCTCAAGCTGATGCTTTCTGGAACCATCATGTTAAGGAGTTAATAGAGCCGCCACTATCCGGCAGCGATGCTGATAGTGACTATATAAAAGATAAGTACAAAGATCCTAAGATAGGGTCAGAGACTATTCTATCTGACAACCTTGAGCTTGACGATGTTGCTGAGGTGTTCCTTGAGAAGAAGAAAGAGCTTAAGACGCTTGAAAAAGAAGTGGACGCACTTGGTAACATTATGAAAGAAGCTCTTGCTGATTTTGAAATTGGGCATACCTTATCTCATACGCTTAAATGGGCATTGCAAACTCAAGTACGTGTAGATACTACAAAGCTGAAAGAAGACTATCCTGATGTGTATAGCAAATGCACTAAGGAAATCAAGTTCAGAAAGCTGACGGTGAAATAAGATGACTAATGATGAAAAGCTTGCTAAGATTCATGAAGCATGGGCACTTCGCCGCATCGATGCATTTCATGCAATGGTACTTGTAGGTGCAGTACTGACAGGCAGCTCAGTAAGACTTGTTGATGGTGTGTTATTCATTGACGGTAATATTGCAATAAACGGCGTTACAACAACTGTTGAATTTGATTAGGAGGCACTCATATGAAACTTGTAACTAGACTTACTGGCCCTGGAGCAAAGCTACCGGAACGCGGTCATGATATTGATGTAGGCTTGGATGTATTCTGCCCTGCAGCTGGTGTATTGTATCCTGGTCCAAACAAGATTGATCTCTGCATTTCTATCGATGTACCTATTGGCTACAGTGCTGAAATTCGGCCAAGAACTGGCATGGCATCAGGAGAGAAGACTATGGACTTGGTTATCCACAATCCTCGCAAACACCCTAATGACCCTGACAATGTGCTGGTAAGAGATAAGTACCCACGCGGTGTTTCATTGCTGGCGCAGAGTCCGCCTATTGACCCAGGATATACCGGCAACATCACGGCAATTGTAATTAACATCGCACCGGATATCATTGAGTATCCAGCAGGTACTCGCTTTGGTCAACTGGTTGTGTACCCTGTAGCTTACGCTATACCGGTTGAGTCTGTGGATACCTCTAGAGGCTCTAATGGCTTCGGAAGCACAGGTGCCTAATGGAACTTAAACTGGTAAGCAACAACCCAGTGCCTAAGGATGCTGAGCCTGTTATGACTATTAAGCTCAGCGGCACTGCAATGAAGTATACTGAGTTTGTAGCCTTTGGCTGGAGTGATGAAAAGAATGATCTTGAATACACTCTGAACGCTGATGCGCTTACTTTACTGAAGTCGTTAGTACTTCTGCAGCAAATGGCAACAGAAGCATTCAATGCTTTATCGCCGGACATGAAAGATGAGGTTCGCGATCTTGTGTGGGGAGCTGGTGCAAATGAAAATAATACTTGAGGGACCAGATGGAACCGGTAAGACTACACTGGCTAACAAGATTGCTATGATGACTGGATATCCAATCCAGCATCGCGGCAAACCTGAGACTGAGGAAGAAAAGCAGCTGATGTATTACGAGTATGAAGAGATGTGTCACAGTTACAATGACCTCATTGTAGATCGCTGCTGGTACTCTGAAATGGTATACGGCAAAGTAATGCGTGACCAATCTTACATTGACACTGATCAGATGCTATATTTCGAAGAAGGCATCAAAGCTTTTGGTGGTGGAATCATTATTCATTGCACTGATAAGGTTGACGATATCTGGAAACGGTTGCAGAGCCGCGGCGAAGATTATATCACAGACTTTCATAAACTTGCTGACATCACGCTTCATTATGAAATGCTGATGCATCAAGAGAAACACATCCTGCCAGTGTTCAGATATGCAATCAGTAAGAAAATGTACTAACCCTGAATGTGGCTGGGAGTTCCCTCTCAGCTACAATCTTGGTAAATGCCGCTTCTGCAAATCATTCATTGATATTCACCAGTGTTCAGACTGCGGGGAATGGAAGTATCTCAACAACTTTTATATCAAAAACAATGGTTACAAAGACAATATCTGCAAGCTTTGTAGATCGGTACGCGGCAATGCTTTTAAGCAAGAAAACCCAGAGTGGGACTTGCAATACAACAGACGATACCACGCTGATCGCCGTGCCGCAGCCAACAAGATCTATGAGGACTGGAAAGCTTCTACACAACTGCCGTTTAAGCCAATGACCGAAGAACAATGGTTAGAGGCATGTGCCTTCTTTAATGGATGTGCATTGTGTGGTAACCCGCATATTGAAGCCCGCCAATTCTTTATACACTTCGAAGATGGCGGACGTTATGCTCCATGGAACATGTATCCTGTGTGCGGTACATGTGCAGATCATAAGCGCGTGACTGACAATCCTTTCTCATGGATTGATAAGCAACACTTCATTAAGCCAGAACGCAAGGAACGATTGATTGAATACTTCATAATGCAAATAGAGAAGGTGCGTGATGGCAGTGTCTAGTAAAGACAGAAAGCTAGCGGTATTCATTAACTTCACTAACAACCTCGCTAGCCTATCTAAGTGTTGTGAACGCGGCGTCGCAGCTATTATCACAGATGCGGAGTTTAGCCAAGTGCATAGCATCGGCATTAACGGCGGGCCAAAAAACCTTGTAGATTGCATGTGTAAGATCGATACCAAATATGGTTGCGTACATGCTGAGATTAACTGCTTGATAAAGAACAGTTACACAGGGCAAGACAAAGTGATGATAACTACACTGGCTCCCTGTAACGTATGCGCCGCGGCGATCATAAATGCGCCAGGTGGTTTCAAGACAGTGTATTACATCACTGATTGGAAAGAAGATACAGGCATCACATTACTCCGCCATGCGGGAATACAGGTGATCAAAGTATGAACAAGACCTTGCTTGAGGTGTTAGATGAAGCTTACCATCAGGTTGGTGCGGCAGTTGTAGTACCCTCCCTTAGGACCTTATCTGAGAGTACCCGTGCGTATATCCACAGTCACAAGCTTATGGTTGTAGGCGCTTATGACTACAGACAGAAATCTGAGTGGCGTGAGTGGTCTGCTACTTATGAAGATATGGATGTATTCAGAGCAGCAGCTTATGATGTGCAAGTGCTTCATGTATGGAATGTACCTTATGAGCATAAGGCCATACAGTACATGCGAGCAAGACTAAGAAGCAGCGACCCAGCGGCCGTAACTTTCGAAATTCGCTTGTATTCACCAAGACCAGATTTAAGGGAGGTAGACGAAGATGAACGTAGCTGATCTTGATCAATTCTTTGAAGCAGTTAAAGACATAGCTAAAATAACTAAAGCCAACTATGATGCGCATATAGCAGCAGGTTTTAGCCATGAAGATTCTATGCGTATTGCGCTGGAATTAACGAAGGCTTTGTTTAAACCTGATGGTAAATAATTGAAATTGGCTGTGTACGCGTTATAAAATATGTGGTATAATATACCTAAAGGGGCTGATTTTGGTGGCCCCTTATGATAAACTGTAAAATCCCGGACGCGTATAACGCCCCTTTACGGGTCCGTGATTAATAGGCCCTTATAAACACCTTGCCTAGCTATCACGGGCTTGTAACAAAGATCGTACACTTGTAACAAGTTAAATTGGGGGTGATTTTCGATGTTTATTACGCTTTATTTAACGCTTGAACAGTTTAAACGTATGCAACAAGGTAAAGTGTTTGGTGCTAGAAATGCTAGGTCTTTGGCCACAGAAATTCAAGTGCAAATTACTACTAATCGCATTATAGAAATAACTGAGTACACAAACTTTATTCAATTGACTGTAGAGGGAGGCCAATAAATGGCTGGTATGAAGCTTAAGATTGAACCACATGAAAAGGTTGACTTGAAAGCAGCCGTTAAGAAGCTTGAAGGTCAAACTGTAGCTGTGTCTAAGATTGCTAAGGAAGCCGGCATTAACCCTAATCGAGCGCGCTTCATACTTGAAGAAATGCTTGAAGAAGGTACTATCAAACGTGAAGCTACAAAGGCTTTTAACGCGAATTATATCCGATACAAATATGAGGTGGTTAAATAATGGCACCAGTAATTAAACCGAAGAAAGCCCCAGTTATTAAGAAAGGGGCTAACATGACTTATCATGCGCCGACGTTCAAAGATCATATGCTGCCTAACTTCTATGACACTAACAAGGCAGAAGATGTGATACGATTGATTAAGCCGTTTGAGTTCCTAGGACGTAAGTTCCTGGTATGCGATACGGAAGACTATGCAATGAAGGTCAAAAATCACGACATCCCAGCGACGCATGTTCGTAGATGGATTGGCACTGGTAAGAAAGCTGTGCCTGTAGATCTTCCGTTTTGCGTGAGCTTTTGTGACGGCATAAACTCAGTAACGCTGTATGACTCTATTGAAAATGACTACGCTGAATTTAAGAAGCTTAACTGCTGGTTCCTGGACCCTGAAATTGAATTCATCTTTCATAATGCAAAGTTTGATATGCACATGCTGGCTAACATTCGCATGAAGATTATTGGTAAGATACACGATACTGTAGTTATTGCTAAGCTTGCCAATGAAAACCGGCACTCATTCCAACTCAGAGACCTTGCTGAGAAGCACCCACGCGGTATCGTCAAGTTTGAATACATGGTCGATAACTACAAGCAAGTTAATAAGGTTACAGACTACCGTATGATCGTCAGAGAGCTTTTAAGTCAATATGCTAATGCCGATGTGTGGAACGGTTACTGGGTATTCATGTCTGAGTATAAGAAGCTTATTGAAGATGAGCTTGAGACGCTGTATGAAACTGAATTAGAAGATATGTTTGCATTGTATGCAATGGAACGCTATGGTATGACATCAGACCCTGATTACGAAGAGCCTCTTAAGAAGGAGCTTCGCAAGATTGTAGATGAGCAAGAACAAGCAGTATATGATGCCGTTGGATACGAATTTAATATGAACTCTAATCCACAGATTCATAAAGCAATGCTTGGTATGGGTGTTAATAAAGACCTGTTCCAGTATACTGATAAAGGTAATGTATGCTTGGATAAGAAGCAGCTTGAGCGCTTCGAAGCTATGGGCATTGAACTTGTAGTTAAGATTCAGGCGTATCGCAAAAATGAAAAGCTTTTAAACACTTATGCCGTCGGTATTTATGACCAACGCGACGCTGAGCACAAGGTACACTGCTCGATCAATCAGACTGAGGCAACTACAGGGCGTATGTCAATCACCAAGCCAGCTCTGCAAACATTGCCGAAGAAAGATAAGCGTGTTAGACGGTTGTTCCTTCCGGCCGATGGGTATACCCTGTGGTTCATGGACTTAGACCAGATAGAATACCGGTTGCTTGCTCACTACGCCCAAGCAACGGCTCTGATCGAAGCTATTAAAAACGGTCACGATATTCACAGCGCCACAGCGGCTCTTATATATAACAAGGATATCAGTGAGATTGACCCTGATGGTGAAGAGCGTCAGAAAGCCAAGACAGTTAACTTCTCTATTGTATATGGACAAGGCGACGAAGCAACGTCTATCTCCCTGAAGATGACAATCAATGATGCACGCAGATTCAAACGTAACTACTACGCTAGCATGCCTGAAATTGAGCCATTCATTGGTACAGTGCAGCGTGTAACAAGAACAAGAGGCTATGTGCGTAACTTCTATGGCAGACGCAGACGCTTGAAATCTGACGAAGTGTACAAGGCACCAAATGCTCTTATCCAAGGCGCCGCAGCAGATTACATCAAATCCAAGCTGATATTGATCTATAAGTTCCTACGCGCTCATGAGTACAAGTCACGTGTAGTTAATATTGTACATGATGAATTGTTACCAGAAATCCATAATTCAGAAACGTTCTTGGCGCCTAAGATCAGATGGTTGATGTCTGACTTTGAAACGTTCAGAGTGCCTATCACGGCTGGTGCCGAGTATGGGGATCCATCATGGGGTCAGAAGGTTTCACCTGCTGAGGATATCGGCTTCGAACCATTGACAGCTGAAGAGATGGAACGCACGCTTTCCTACAATGTTTTTGATGGAAGTGTGTTTGACATAGCAGCTTAATTACCTGTTCCTTCTATTATAATATAAGGGAGAAGTGATACTTTAGAGAAGAGAAATACTGATGTTCGGCTGCGGTAAAATATGGTATAATAAGTTATAGGCAATGAGAAAAGGGAGGAAAATAAATTGGCAAAGGAAACTGTTTTAAAACTCGTCGAAACTATTAAGACCATGGATGCCGCAGCTGATACAATGGTATGGACAGGTAAGTACGACCCAAGTTTTGATCTCAAAATTACTATTGATACTTTCAATACTGCTCTGCCATTCAGTGCTGATGCATATTGCTACATCAGCGAAGCATTAGTGAAACTTCTTGTAGAAGAGGCTAATCTTGATATGCCAGCGCTCATGGCAATTGGTGCTCATCAGATTAACACGTTCAATCAAAAAGGAAAACAAGACTACTTCATTACATTTGAATATCGCGGACAAACGATCTACAATCCATTCTTCTTTGAAGGAAAGCGCGTTGATCCAATCGATTATTTCGGTAAATCATTCTTACTTAGTGATTGGATTACTGCTGGTCAAGAGCTAGCTAACAATGTCATCAAGACAGCTAATCACTTCTGTGAAGTGACGCTTATCAATAATCATACAGGCTACGAGCGTTTCACATTTGGTGATCAGATGTACTTTGAAGATGCTTTCAAAAACTTCTGTGTATTGGCTGCTACTGATGTGATTGAACACAAAGAAGATTGGCCTAATAAAGATGACATCTTTGAGAAGCTTGAGCGGGCTTGGTACACCGGTAAGCTGTATGATTTATTGATCGAACTAACCTTATCAACACAGCAATTCAACGACTTCAGTAATGTATGGGATTACGGTTTCTTGGGTTATTTGAACGGTAAGTATACTATCAGTGTACCGCCAAATAAACAGAAAGCATTATTGTTTGGCTTTACTGGTAAAGGTAAAGATATGCTGTTAGCACTTAAGGAGGCATTAGCAAGGGATGGTGAAAAGAACTAGACGTAAGCTGTATGACAATTATGAATACGTCGGCGAAGTCATCAAAGGCAAGAATATAAAGCTTGTAGTTTCTATTGTGTCTCAGAAAGGTGTCAAGTCAGTGAACGTCCGTGAGTTTTACAGGAAGGAAGACACCCCTGAATGGATGCCTAACGGAAACGGACACACAACACCAGTAAAGATTCCGGTTGATATGGTAGTTACAACGCCTGCCGCTGAGCTACTGTTATTAATAAGCAAGGCAATACAGCTTGCACCAAACTTCCCGTTAGAAGGTACTAAAGTCTATTGGGACACAGCAGAGGAGAATCGATACTAATGGATAGATTCAGCCAACCACTGTGGGGCGAGGACAAGAAGCCTAAGCAAGAGCAAGATGAAATTGAACAATACAAAAAGGAGCTTGATGAAAATGAAGAAGATCGCGAAGGTTAAGTTTGTTGGGGAAATTAAGCTGTATGAATTCTACATTGCTGACGACGTTGCAAAGGCAAATGACACTGTAGTATGTGACACTGCTCGCGGCTATTCTGTTGGCGTTATCAAAGAGATCAGGGAAGTCGCTGACAGCTTCTCAGGTCGTGCTACAAAGTGGATTGTATGCAAGGTTGACCTGGAAGCGCATGTCAAACGTATTCAACGTGAAGAGCACGCTAAAGCACTTCGTGCACAACTTGCTGCTAAGCAACGTCAGTTTGAAACTCAACGTATGTATAGCATCATGGCTGAGGAAGACGCTGAAGTTGCTTCAATGCTTATCCAACTCAAAGAACTGGAGGGGTAATTATGGGTTGCGTGGATTATAGACTAGGCCAAAGATTGTTCTTGCATGGTCGTCATGTAGTGCTCACTGGGTTGGCTCAGCATGTAGCAGGTATTATACATCATGAAGTGCGTACGATAGAAAACTTTGATGATGGTTCTATGTACGGCATTGGGTCAACATCAATGATACCTCTTAGCTCATTACAAGAAGTATGCTCTGACTTATTCCCACTTCATTCACAAATTCGTTCATTGCTTTCTGCTAATATTGAAAATGCACTCATTGGTAAAGTTGTAGGTTATGAATTTCATAAGAACCGCGTCGTCGTTGTGTCAAACAAGATTGAAAAGTATTCTGAGCAACGCTCTCGTTACAGCTACGCTATCAATGAGCTTGCCTTGTACACAGCGCCAAAGCTTGGCTTTGAAGTAGGTGGTGTCTACAAGATTAACTTGAAAGACACTGTGCTGGCTGTAGACGAATTGTTTAATCCTGGCTATGTGAGTCTTGTATTCACTGAAGGCCAGCAAGATACTAAGCGTCTTATCCCAATGAATGGTACGCTCGATGATTATCTTAAAAAAGGCATTCATACTATTGAATATTTGGAGGGTTAATTAAATGCTCAAAATCAAAGATCTTAACGTCGGTGACAACATTGTACTTATCGCTATCGTATCTGAAGCTATTCCTAAGAAGACTAAGCCACCAGGCAATAAGCCTTATCTGAATCTCACGGTATTTGATGGAACAGACACTATCAGTGGCAACCACTGGGACTATGGTGATAAGAATCCACCGCCAAAGAACACTGTTCTCAACGTACATGCTACAGTGCAAGAATGGATGGGTGCAAAGCAGCTCAACATTAAAGTCATCACCAAGAACGAAGAGTATGGTCCTGAAGCATTTGTACCGTCTGGCGATGTGGATATTGACTTGTACATGAAAGAAGCAGAGCGTTTGATGTCATACTGCGGGCATGTACATCTACAGGACTTGGCTATGCAAATATTCTCTGATTACGATAAGCAATGGAGAACGCTGCCGGCCGCTAAGTCAGTGCACCATGCATACGTTGGTGCTCAATTGAAGCACTCTGTAGATGTAGCTATTAAAGCGCGTGAGCTTGCAACGCTTATCCCTACCGCTGATATTGACCTTTGCACTATTGGTGGATTGCTGCATGACTTCGGTAAACTTTGGGTGTACATGTTTGATGGCGCTTCTATCGAGTTCACTGAAGAAGGCAACATGATTGAGCACCTTGTAGCTGGAGTGAAACATTCTGAGAAATATCGCACCGAAGAGAACTCAAAAGCGCTTGACTTGTTGCAGCACATTATGGTGTCACATCATGGAAAGCTTGAGTACGGTTCTCCAATGACTCCTAAGTTCCTCGAAGCATGGATTGTCAATGCGGCTGATATGATTGATGCAAAAGCTGAGACTATCCTTGATGCTAACCGTAAAGCTAAGCTAGGTGCAATGTATACTGACAAAGTCTGGTCGCTGGAGAATCGCCAAATGTTCACTCAAGAATATGTTAGGGGGCTGCTTGGATATGATGAACTCGGGGCCGATACAAGCGGAGATAATCAACCATCTGAATCAGTTGACTGACGCAATAGAAGCAATGCGTGAGCGCAATGGAGAATTGTACATTACTACAGAGATGATTGCACTTATGCAAGCTAAGTCAACGGCGCTTGTTGCGCTATCCAATACAAAGGCGCAACGCATATGACTAAGAGACGGGTCAAACTTGGGGACTGGGTTACAGCAGAGAACGCTGATGGCGATGTGTTCACTGGATACGTAACCCAGATTGTAGGCACCACTGCTGGCATTCACTTTATAGATGATGGTAGCTTCGTACCTTTTAAGTTAGAACAGCTGGCCGTATGCCCTGTGTATTACACTGAAGAAGAGCTAGATGCAGTTATTGATCTGGCTCTGCTTCTGAAAGACAAAGCATGGTTTGAAGAACTGATAAAGGAGAAATCCAAATGCAAAACTTCGTAGCTCGCATTCATCCGATTGATTATGTCGTACTTGAAAAGTTGGTGAAACGTGCAACAGTATAAGCTAGTGCATACCATGGACTTCGTCAATTGTGCTAAGCAACGCGGCATTACTATTAGACTGGATGTCAGCAAGACAAGCGGTCTACAGATTTATTGGGAACATACCTGCGATGACAGAGAAGCAATAAAGAACCTGAAACAAATCTTCAATCGTGATGGCCTAGTCGCTGTTCATCATTTCAGAAAAGCTTACGTACCAAAGAAGAAGAAAGTTACAATGCAGTGTAATGTATGCGGTAGCGACGTGGAACTTGATCATGATCAATACGAAATTGTAACCTGTGAAGATGTGGCTTGTATAACAGCTATGCAGAAACATATGGGAGGCGTAAACTAATGGAAGTTAAACTGTTTGAGATACGTGACAGCGCTACGTTCATTCCTGTAATGGCCGTTAAGATGGAAGCAGCCAATGCAGCTGAAAGATTCTTGTTAGACCGTGTTGGTTTCTTTAAGCCTGAAGTTCTTACAGCACGGATTGTAGAAATTACCGTACGACCGCTTAATTCACCTAATATGTACGGTAACAGAACTATGCAGGTTGCTCATCAGTTCATTGAAGAGCACTTTGATGAGCTTGTAAGCGGTGAAGTGATTGATGTTCAATTCATTCTTGGAGAACGCGCAACGAAGAAAGTGAGCGAACGTCTATGAGAGCATACCTTGATCTGCTACAACATGTGCTTGAAAACGGTAAGCGCCGTGAAGATCGTACTGGCACGGGTACCCTGTCAATGTTCGGCCACAGCTTGAGAGTGAATCTACAGGATGGCTTTCCACTGGTAACTACAAAGAAGATCCATATCAAGTCTGTAGTACATGAGCTTTTGTGGATGTTGAAAGGTGACCGTACAGGTGATATAACTTACATGCTTGACAATGGCGTGCGTATCTGGAAAGAGTGGGCGGATGAAAACAATCATCTTGGTCCAGTATACGGCGCACAATGGAGACACTGGCAAGCTTTTGAGTTAGAAAATAACGACTTGTACAATAGCTTAGGGGATGTACAATGGTCTTATGAATCATATGACCCTATCTATATTGACCAATTAAAAGTAACAATTGAAAATATCAGGACTGACCCTTTCAGTCGGCGTCATCTTATCTCAGCTTGGAATCCAGCTGATCTCAGCATTATGAAGCTTCCTCCTTGCCATTATGCTTACCAATTCTATGTTAACGATGATCAACTTGACTGCATGGTTCAAATGCGATCTGTAGATTTATTCCTCGGCTTACCGTTTGATCTTGCATCTTATGCTATTCAACTCAGTATGGTAGCACAACTTACAGGCTACAAACCTGGTGAACTGATCTTTAACTTTGGTGACACGCACATTTATCTTAATCATATCGAGCAAGTTAAGGAGCAGCTGAGCCGCGAACCTTGGCCACTGCCTGAGCTTAAGCTCAACAGAAAGATTACTAACATTGATGACTTCAAGTTTGAGGACATTAGACTTATGTTTTATTCACCACATCCTGCCATTAAAGGAGAGATTTCAGTATGATTAAGGCAGCTGGAATGTTACTTATTTTGTTCATAGCTCTTAAATTGTGCAAGGTTATTACATGGAGCTGGTGGTTAGTACTATCACCAATGGTACTTTATATTATTGCTGCCGGCATTGTGCTGCTGTTCATTAAGTGGGTGTTCTCATGAAGTGCCCAATATGCGCAGCAAAGCTGCATCAATCCGGCGCCCACTTATTCTGTACTCAATGCGCTTACATTGAATTCACAGTAACTGCTGATTATTTGGAAGCAGCCAAGGCCTTTATTGGGGCCTTGGTAAGCAACACAGTGTATCCTACAGCACAAAACTATGGCGCATCTGTATACGCGCTTGTAGAACAACACCTTCCAATGCTTGAAAGCTACTTCGGCCGTATCGTAAATGGCCAGCAAGAATTGTTCGAAAAGTTCTCAACCGACGTCATACCGCACGCTGTTAATCTACAAATTGGTCCTGAAAAGCACAACGAAGAGGAGATACCTCAGGACTTAACGTGTAGTTGTGGATGCACTGAGTTCACGTTTGACAAGCTATCTATCGGTAAGCTTAAGTGTAACGATTGTGAAGCCAAATTCAAATTTAATACCGACAGCAACCGCTTTGAAGCAGAATTTGTATGTGATGTATGCGGTAGCTGCTCCCAAGAAGTTATTGACGAAGTGCTTTCCCAGTGTGCATCTTGCAAGTCAGCTTACATCGGAGGAGTGTTGATGCAATGAGTACTAACTTAATCGTATACGGTCCTGACTATGCGGAGCAGATCAAGCAAGAGATCACTGAGCTTGCTAAGAACTCCAACATCCCATTCGACCCTAAGTACGTTGACCTTGGATTATCTTTCCTGGCAATCAACGCACAGTCTATCGATGTTAAGAACCCGCCAGAGCTTAAATCCTTGGTATCGCAGAGCTTCGGCGAAGCAGCTATATACAAATACAATGTGGCTGGAGGCACTCTATGAGTATGTTACACAGTCTGCCCATCAATCCAATCCAGCCTGACAACGAAGGGAAGCGGACCTGCGGCACTTGCTTGGAGAGACTTCCGGTCACTAAGTTCTACCGCGATGGCAAAGATGCAGACGGCTCTGAGAAATACCGTCGTGATTGCAAAGAGTGCTACCGCAAGAACAGGTTGATGGCTCGCAGAGCTAAACGGATGCCAGACCCAATCGAAGTTAAGCCGAAGCGCCGCCGCAGTAAAAAGAAATGATACTCATAGTTGCAGCGACGCCTGGTAGAGCTCATCGTTGGGCAAGGGAAAACAAGATTGGCAGAAGGGATTACCGTGTAGTTACTTCAGCAGCCGGCTTACTACACGTTAATAAGAACCTGGCGCAAGCAATTGTTATTGAACCTAATAAAGAAGTGGAGAGTGAGTTGAAATGGCTAAGGATACCAACGAAGTGGCTATTGTATTAAGACCTGAAGTACAATGGTTCGCAGAGCAAATGGAGCTCATGCTGCAAGCGAATGACCACAAGCAAGGCTGGAGCAGTGAGTCGTCAGAATACCTTTTAATGGAATGCGAGCGCAACTTTGACGCTCTTGATGTTGCGTGCTCTAACTTCAACCGTGCAGCGCACACTGCTCACACTGAACTCCGTAAGGAATGGCTGTCAGCTATCCTGCGCCGCAGCGCCAACGTGGCTAACTTCGCAATGATGGTTGCAGACAATGCAAGAAATGAGGTTGATGTATAATGGCTACATTTATCGTACGCAATAGCAGCAACGACGCTGATCCTAGAAAGCACATCGCTATCAAACGTAATGATGAAGAGATCGTCATTGCTAAGTTCTACAGTCTTTCTAGTAAGGAAGCCTACAACGTGGGTCTTGAAGAAGGTCACAAGCCTGTAGTTAACTTCGAGGATGTAGCACAAGCGTTGGCCACTACCTTGGATATGTACCACAGACTCAACAGGCTCAATGATGAATCCTACCACGTCATCATGGATGTATACAGACCAGTGCTTAAGCAACGCATCAAGTACGAGAGAATCGCTGAGTTTCTAAATGGACCAGGAAAGGGTGATTGGGCATGGTAGAAGATCAGATCAAAGAGCTTAATGCCATTGTAGGTCTTAAGGAGCATCTCAATGAACAGATGATGTACTTGAATAACGTCGGTGAAAGCTACAGTCCTGGTACAGCACACATCGGAGTTGGGTTTAAGCTTCGTGACAAGACACTTGCAACTGCAATAGGTGTCTATGCACAAAAGATCATCGCAGCCCAACTTGATGTCATTGACGTGACACTGGCCGAAGTAGCCAAAGGTGAAGAGAGCATCGCAGTGATACTTGAGCAGCACCGGCTCATGATAAGTGAGGCGCTCTGATGGAAACCTATGGTGAGCGCATTGCAAGAGCTGGTTGGGGAAAGACAGTGCAGCCGTATATCTACAAGGCTGCTATCTCCATTGCTAATGTTACGGCAATGACCACTCATGAAGCACTTACCTATGTGTTGAGTGCACTCAGTTACAAACCACAGTCTGTGTCATTGGAAGAAGCCCTTGTGCACGCAGTATCACGATTCAACGGTGATGTGAAAGAGCTGATTACGTCTAACAACTTTGATCCTGATAAGCAGCGATATTACTCAGCATTAAACACGAAGGAGACTAAGAGTATGAATAAGATCGACAAGGTAATCGAGCTTGTAGAAGAGGCTGCGGCACTTGATAAACAGATCAGGTTACTCAACAGCACGGGGTTGGATGACGTTAACATCAGTATTTACTTCCCTAAGGAAGACGATGCGATGACTATCACAGACAAGAATAAGCTGGCTGTCATTGATCTTGTCGTCCATAATCTGCAGCAACGCAGTGACGCCGTGACCAAGCAACTTGATTCTGTGAACGTCGCACTCAACATGGTAACGGGCTTATGAGGTACATCGAGAAGATAGCAGAGCTGCTTGCTGCACAGGAAGCTGTCAAGGATTTGATCAAAGAGCTTACCGACATGGTTGCCAACGACCCAGTTACATTAATTACAGTAGAAGTCAAATACCAAGCCTTTCGCTTGATGGACCCTGGTCATATGCCTGCTGTAACTCGCGGTATCATTAACGGACTGCAAACCCGCCTTGTAGATATCACAACTGAACTCAGGCTCATGGACGATGCACTACAGAATTACGCATTAGAAAACGGAGGTACACCGCTATGATTACTACAAACATACTCGCAGTGCTGCTTCAAGAGAAGGAAGACATCGAATCTAACCTGAGATTCCTGGATGCTACAGACATCAACATCATGTTGACCAAGCCAAACGGCAACCAGTACATGTACCTGCCGGAAGATGAACAACAAGAGATCTTTGCCACAGTTATCGCTAAGCGGCAACAACGCTTGGATGACATAAACGGTCTGTTCACTACGATCGATATTGAACTGAAGGAGCTGAGTGACAAATGCCCGGAACTCTTAAGCGTTGTAAGCAGTGCGGAGAAATCAAGCCAGCAATAGAGAACTTCCGCAAGTACTATCACGAGAACGCCAAGTCGAGCTACAAGGTTTGCAAGTCCTGCGAGAAGATCAACCAGCGGTATAAGTACCTCAGCAAGAAGCCCAACCGCTCAAGCTCCGACGACACCGAGATGCAGCTCATCCAGGAACTGTACAATGTACAACGCTCCCAAGGACTGAAGCCACCCGGCGCCGCAGAGACCGAGTCAATCGACATTGTAGCTGCCCTTGCAAGACAACAGGCACAAGCCAAGGACGTAGTATCTGCTGCACCACCGGACACCATCCCTCATGATCTACAACATTGGTTGACAGTTGACCTTGAGGCCTTTAAGCCCGACGATCTTGAACAGGTATCCAGTGAATTGCTGGCTAAGTACAAGAAACCTACAGGCGTTGATCCAGTCACGCTGGCGCCAATCTATGATGATACATTCCGTGATGTGCTTAATGAAATTCTCAAGCGGTTCGATGATTATGAAGATGCTTACTATGATAATGAATAAGACCCACTCATAAGAGCAGGCCTCATACACTAAGACGTCGTTAGAAATAGCGACGTCTTTTTCTTTTGTCATACAACGCTGGTACTTTATAGCCAGCATTAAACTTATCTGTGTACAGTCTATCCATAGCACTTATTACTTTTGACACATGATCTTTCTTGTGTAAGAATACATAGTTGTTTTCTTGATCAACGCATACAGGGCACATAGTGGCGTCCATGCTATCATAGAACGCAGCGCCGCAGTAAAGGCAAGTACACTGTAGTAAGGTAGGTACGTACCACTTCGGAACATAACCTCCGCGTAGCAGCGACGCATTAAGCTTAACTTCGATCTCACCAAGACGCTTTAAGTTCTGTGCTGATTGCGCCTCAAGATCAATTGTATGCGTCTTATACCACTGTACATCCCTATAGCAATCCTTGCATAGTGTAGGATGTTGTGGAGCAGTGTTGTAACTAACCAACGCAGTGACGCAGCATTTACACATTTTCATTGATAATCACCCTCCTATTAATATTATACGCGCCCCAGGATCAAGACATAACAAATCCGTGAAAATGATTATGGATAATGAGTTGAATGGGTTGATTAATTAATTGAGTTAATAATGAGTAAATACCGAAGCGGCACAAACCCATACGGGGCAAGGCTTTGAACGACTTGCTGCTAACCCATTATAGCTCATTAACTTAATAAACTCAAGCAACCCATTGAAAAAATCCCAAAATCAAAAAGACCTATATAATAAAATATTTTTATAAAAAATTTTTATAAAATCAAATTGAAAATCAAAAAAAGGGATTGATTGAATGAGTTGAATGAGAAGCTTAAATTAATGAGTTAATGAGTTGATTTAGTACTACAGATGTTTAGTTATAGGAATAGTTGGCAGTAAGAAATACTACAAAGATATTTAAGTTCAAGAAATATTGTTATTTAAGGCTTTTTTTTTATATATATATTTATATCTCTATATATACCTTTATTTTTGTATGTTTAATCAGCGCAGGTCCGCTGGCTATGACATGCACCATCTGTAGTTATACGCTGCTGAATAGTTTTGATTC